TTCTTCTTCTAACGGATCTCCATCTTCGAATGCCATATCCAATTTACCTTCTTTAGCCATTGCTCGTAAATGACTTCTTAACGGCTGCTGGTAGTGTACCCATTCGTGAATCATAGTATCGATGATATCCATTATCGTCTTATTCTTATCTTTGCTTACGAAGATCGTATTTTCTATCCAATCATACTCTCCGTAAATTCCTTCAGTAAGGTAGTCTTCTTTTCGATACTGCAAGTCCGGATATGGTCCGTTTATCTTGCTCCTCCCGTAATTAGATACACACCACCAATACACTTTTTCGACATCTGCTCTAGTTGGCTTGCTCTGTTTAGTTCTCTTCTTCATAGTTATACCTTTTACGTGGTTAAAGATACAACCTATTTCTTAGAGTTAAAACTATCCTCTGCTCCTAGCAGCAATTATAAATATAGAACTGCTTTACTTTTCGTTGAGAACTTCTTTAAGAGGCTTAGTCCATCCACCGTACTGTGAGGTAGCAATCCAGCCTGTTTCGGGATCGTAAAGGTAGTTGAACTCCTCGGCGATCTTGTTACTGTAAAACTCTTCCAGGGTAGTGGTCTTAGCTTCTGAGTTTTTCTCGTTTCGATCTCGTCCGTAGAAGACGCAAACATCTTCTTGAGGATCATCAAAGGTATGAGTAGCGTCTGAAGAAGCGGTGATCTTCTCGTTTAAGGAACTAAGGTCTCCTAGTTCTAAAATCTGATCGATCAATTCTGGATCGGTATAATACTCTTGTAAGAGTACTCCGTTATGTTCAGGGTATCCGTCCCAGTGACAGTATACAGAGGTTACTGAACCATCAGAATTTAACTTGCCAATTCGTGAACGTGTTGCCATGTGTTTATATATTTTTGGTTAGGAATTAAGAACGGGAGTAGGTTACTTGCTCCCGTGTGATGTTGAATGCGAGTCTTTCGCCAGCAGTTCCGAGACGGTTCTTACTGAACTCCATTATGCAACGATTCTCTTCTCTATCGCGAGACATTTCGAGCATTGCGGAAGTCATATGCTTAAGACGGTTGCTTCCTAAGAAGTCTCCGTTCTTAGTTACTTGCTGAATAATCAGGAAGCAGGTATATAGGCTAGCTTGGTTGTAGCCTTCGTTATGCTTTTCCATAAGATCTAAAATCCAGCTCTCAGCTTGAGACTTAGACATTCCGGAGTAATCCTGAACGGTACGGCACACCTCAGCCCAAGAGTCTATGAGCACAAGATCGTAACCGTTCTGCAAGATTCGTTCGATAGCTACAACAGGATTCGTCTTAGCATAGTCGGCCAGGAATAGGATATCCAGGTCAGCGAAAGCAGGGAAACGTTTACAGTAGCGGAACATATCTATTCGGCCCATCTCTCCGGAGATGAATAGAACTTTCTTACCAGATCGCTTCGCACGATCTACAAAGTCAAGACCTACAGTCGACTTACCTACACCGGGACTACCGATAAGGATTACGTTTGTAGCGGGCATAAAGCCGCCTTCGGAGGAAATAAACTGGTCAAGATTCTTATTACCAGTTCTGATTGGAGAGAAGATTTGCTGATCAAAATTTAGATCTTTAATCCTAACGGTGTTTACATCGAAGGTACCGTAGTTAGTTTCCATTTTAGGAACTGAAGGATTGTTGCTGATTAGTCCGAGAGTCTTTGCTCGAACATAACCTACCATCTTACCCGTAGCAGGGTTCAGGAATTTTTGTTGTGTTAGATTCATAACCTATTATTGTTTTACTTTTGACTGATATAACTAAAGATAGATACTTTTTTTCAGACTAGCAACTTTTTGTTGATCTTTTTTTTCTATCTTTTGCTTTCTCATTAATATACCGAAAGATAGGAACTATTTTTCAGACTAGCAACTTTTTTTCAAACAAAAAATAACCCACTGAGAATCAATGAGTTATACCTAACTACTTGAGAATCAATGAGTTATGATTTCTTAAATTTTCCCTTGGTTTGAGGGCCAAATTCTTCAACCGATATAGGTCCGTATGGGAACTTTTTTAGGTCGTATGTCCATCGACTATCTACGTTTCCTTCTTCGTCTTTGTATAGGACTACAAACTTTGTTTCTTTCTGAAACTTTTCTTCTTTGGCTTCTCGAGGACCTCTTCTACTAGCTAGTACCTGTTCTACTTTTTGAGATATATCTTGCTCGGGGAGAGCATTATTGGTTTTGCCGTAGAGTTGTTTTTTCTTTTCCTTACTTGCCTTTGACATTCTTTGCTCCCTTTACTGCTGGTTTTTTAGTGCTCTTGTTCGCCGGAGCTTTCTTTGCAGTAGATTTCTTTTCAGATTTGATAGCAGGTAATGCGCTTGCACCTGCAGTCGGAGTGACTACCGGGAAGTTAGTCATTTCAAAATCGATCTTGTCAGATTCAACGGGGAGGATTTCTTCGGCAACAGCTTCTTTGTTTCCTGTAAACCAGCTCTTAAGTTTTTTTAAAAGGCTCATTGTGTTTTGTTTTGCGTTTTGGATTGTGAAATTGTTTATGATAAAAATACTATACTCTTCTTCGGTAAATGGTCTTTTAAGGAGTCCCATTTCTTTTATCTAGTTTGTTATAAATAGTTTGTTTTTTACTACCAAGCTCTTTTAATTTAGCGAATCTACTGTCCGCTTTTAAGATCTTATTAGCTACTTTCTCTAACGCTTTTCTCTTTAGGGAGTCTTTCTTTTCTTCTTTCATCTACTAGTCTTTGAATTGCTGGTGTTAAATATCTGTTCCATGGGTTGGTATCTAACTCTACCTTTACTCTCGGTAACCTTGGATATTTAATCTTGTCTTGAAACCTTTCTTTGTAACCTGCTATTTTATTAGTTTGCATAAGCTGATCTTTCACATAGAATTGATTTCCACTCTTTACAGGTTCCGATTATGGCTGTAATGCTATGCGGTATAGCTTCTTTATCTAACAGCCTAAGTATCAGAGTCTGCATAGTCTTTCTCCTATCAACATGAAGTAGAGGATCAATTCCAGCTGGCACATACCTGTCAACAAGCTCACTGACTATTAGTTCAGTATCCTTATCTACTTTCATTTTAACCAAATTAGGCTTTTTTTGGCTTTTCAACAACTTGTTCTAGCTCCTTAATTAATCCTTGAATCTGGCTACACCTTTCATACATTTCATTTTCACTAAAAACTTCTAAGCATTTTGTTAGAGCAAAGCTCCATTGATCTTTTTCAAGTTTAAACTTATATACGTTCAAAGGATCCTCTCTAAGCTGTACATCAAATACATTTACTGTCTTATACTTTTTAGTCATCCCTCTTTTTATAGAAGCATATATTACTTCTGTTATCTCTAAGTCATTAGATTCTAACTTAGCTTTAAATTCACTTAAGGTACTTACAGCTATTTGTTTCATTTAATTATTTTAATTGTTCAAGGATACTTGTCATATACTTCAACCAAGGCTCTTTAATAAATAGCTCCCTAGCAGTAGTATAAGCCTGTTTACTGCAGTACGCCCAATACTCCTCGTCTGCCCATAAATCGTAAGCTTTGTTACTTCCGGCGGGTACATCGTCTGCAGCGACACTTAGTTCTGGATGGCATAAACGTTGAGTGTCAACTTGTTCGTTACCTATTACTGGTATTCCTAGGTATGCACAGTTGAGGGAAAAGGTTCCAGCTGCAACTGTAGGCATCATATGAACTCCTATTTTAAAGGTAGAAAGTTCTTTCATCCAATCTATCCACGACAGATAGGGAAGGTGTTTAACTAGGATTTCTTCTCCAGGTCTTTTATTGTGCATAGAAGGTACCCAAGCCTCGTATCCTTTGTCAATTAAGTACTTAGATACTTTGTAGCTTTTCATACCTCCATACCACCTACAGAAGTTTCCTCCTATTATGAGCTTCTTCTCACGAATAGGAACTTTATCGACAATCTGTTTTACACTGTCTTCTATGAGGAGAGTTCTCATAACAGCTACTTGTTTACCGTAGACCGAGTAGTATGCCTTGTCTGCTTCATTGTGGCAGAAAATAGCATCACTTTGATCTAATATAATCTCATGGTATATTTGTTCTGTTAGACTGTAGTCTTCCGGGAACCAACTTGGCCCTTCTTGAACGAAACATACTTTACCGTTCTGGCTCTTAAGTGTTGGAATAATTTTGTCTAGAGTTCCACTACTGCAGAACATATTATACAACCTAGGCGGCTGTGTATTAGACAGTGTTAGCCCTTCAGCATTTAACTCAACATTTCCTTTAGGCCAGATTATAAAGACAAAATCAAACCCGGAGACGCTTTTGTAATTAAAGAGAGAGAAGTGTTCTGCGTCTAAGGCATGCATCCAGGCAAACTCAGTTCGCATATTAGGGTAGTTTGCAGGAATCTTACCTGTCATGCCCATTTCGGTTAGGAAAGCAATTTTCATTTATACAACCTGTTTCGTGATCAAATATTCGTATGTATGTTTAACTGCAGCTTCAAACGGTGTTAGTTTGAAATTAGGGAATACTTGTTTTAATTTTTCGTTACTAGCATCTTTTCTGTACTGCCCATCTAAATCTCCGGAGTATCTAATTTCAAAATGTTCTAATCCTAAAGCTTTTAACGTAGCTAATGTTAGTTCGTTTATAGATAAAACTTCCGAGGGGCATACGTTAAGGTTAGTATAGGTGTTAGTCTCTATCATCTCTACTATTAGCCTAGCTAAATCTTTTGCATACATAAACTGTCTAAGAGGCTTACCTGTTCCTAGTAATTCAATATAAGACCTGCCTTCTTTTTGAGCAACTATAATTTTTTTCAACAAAGCGCTTACAAAATGACTTCCTTTATCGTCGTACTTATCGTATTCGCCGAAAAGGTTACACGGTGTAAGGTAGCAGTAATTACTGTTGTTATTCGTAGCATTGATTACATCTACGTGGACTCCCATAACCCTCTTTGCATATCCGTATCCGTAGTTGGTAGGAGTCGGAGGTCCGAAATGTAGATCTTCTTCTTTCATAGGGTATTGAAACTCTTCTATACGGTCAAAGTTATCCGGGAATACACAAGTACTGAGAGCTGTGATAAAATTGTTTACTTTAAATTCTCGACAAGCTCTGACAATGTTAAAGTTCATCATTAAGTTATCTTCGAAATAAACCAGCGGTCTTTCAATATTATCTCGAATACCTCCCACTACTGCAGCTAAGTGTATTACAATTTCCGGCTTGTACGACTGTACGTAGCTGTAAGTATGAGAAGGATTTAATAAATTAAGCTGATGTGAGGAGGGGTAATCTGCTTGTGGGAGTAGTTCTCTTAAGTACTTACCTACCATACCACTTCCGCCTGTAACTAGTATTCTTTTCATATTTAGTATCTTGATATAAATTCAGATCCATCTCGATCAGGATCTGCTGTATATTGATTAATCCTATCTAAAACATCTCTATCTAAATCCCAATCTACGGGAACTGTTTTATGCTTAGCTGCTCCAAAATCTTCTAGAAGTCTCTGCTCTCGACTTGTAAATATATCTCCTACGTGAAGATAGTAGCAATTGTAGCAAAGTAATTCTAAATTCTCCAATCGCCAATCACTCTTAATACCGCTCTTAAAATTTAAAAGCAAAGGTACTTTAAAGTCTATAACTCTCTTTTCGTTAAAGCCACATTTACAACATTCATTAGATAGGTATCCCTCTACTAGTAGTCGATGCTTTAGCTTATTAATATTGTAGGACTCTATACTCATACCTTCCTGAAGTAATTTATGAAGGTGAGGTTCTTTAGAAAGAGAGTTAAATTTAGGAATACCTTTACCGGCTTTATTCTTATGAAGATCAAATAAAGTTAATCCAGATTTTTCATCTCTATACAATTTAGAGTAAAGTCTATAGGTAGGAAAAGAAACATTCAAGAATCTTGCTGCACCGCGATTACTTTGAGTACGAGACATTGCGTACCTGATCTGCTGTTCAGTCAAAAGTACTGCTTTCGGCATATCACTTTTCTAATTTAGGATTGACTCTTAACATCAGGTTCCATAGATCGAGAGGAGTCTCTAGAGTAATCTCGTTTCCGTCCGTACCTATTAATGTGTTTAAGCTCTGGTCTGGGTTTGTTCTCTCCCAGAGATAAAATGTTATTAATTCAAAGCATTCTTTTCCATATTTAGCTAGTAGTAGCATATCTATAATTTCAAGAAAGCCTTCATCGTAGGTTCCGAAATCTACTTTTAAATCTGCATATAGTAGAGTGCTGCGGGTTGATACAGCTTCTAAGTGTTGTATTACTTGCAGGAAAAGTTCTCTTTGTTTATCAAATTCTTTCTTCGTTCTGCGCTTTAAGTTGGAATTTACATTCAAAATTTGATCTACTGCTTGTCTAACTATCTCTAACCCTTTTTGTTCATTACTGTCCATTCCTTTTACTTTTAGAACTTTTATTTCGGATTGTTGTAGGTATCTTATTGTACTGGTCTAGCTTTGAAAGTACTTCTTTTATCTCTATACATTTCTCAAAATCTTCTTCATCTGTATAGTACTCCATGCATGCATTTAAAGCATTCTTCCAAAACTTATAAGGTATTTCAATACAGTACCCGGAGTTATTAACCTCCATTATGGTTGCATCTTGCTTATTAGTCTCAATAGCTCTCTGTATACCTTTAGGAGTTTCTTTACGTACCAAGTCTAAAATTGGTTCATACTCCATTAACTCTTCTACACTAATCCCTTTTAGTGGAGTTATAACCAAGTTAGGTACTTTATTATTTAGCCCTACTCTTTTTTTCATATTAAGCTCCTTTAATGACTCTGTTCATTACAAAGTTAGCGATCGAGGCTAAAGGTAGCATAAAACCGATAACCGTTGGATCTTGAACTTCAGTGTCTCTATCTATTTGCAATCCCTGCTCGGCAAATTTCTTCTGTAGAATTACAGCTATCTTATTTGCTAGATCATTTAGCTTTCTAATATCTAACTGCTGCTCTGATTGAGGGTAGAATCTAATCTTAACTCCTCTCTTAGTTTCGTTGATATTAGTATCAAATTGAACTGCGAAAGATACTCCTTCGAGTTTAACTTTATACTGCGGTTTTGGAATTATAGCGGCTTCTTTAATCATCGTTTTATAATAAATATCTAGAAAATATTTTTGAACCAAGGTTGAATCATTTCTCGAGAATCAAGACTATCTACTCTTATGATAAATCTATCCCAATTATAAACTCCGGGTTCTGCGGTTTGTTCAATTACAAAGGGTATATTCTGAATAAAATCAGTATAGTGTCTAGGGGTGAAAGAAGTTCCGTCGAATAGTATCGTTATAGCTGTTTTAGGAAGTCCGCTGCCAAGTTCGTGAAACTTACCGCTTAGATCAAACAAAGTCTTTTTTTGTTCAGAGACTAAATACTCCTCGTATGAGCAATCCACCCACATTTCATCACACCACGGTTCTAATAAATATATAAGCTCTTGATCACAGTTGGTAATTATAAAAGCAGTTTCATACCTCTTAGTTACAATAGGGAGCAACTCTTCGTTATGTAGGACATTAATCTTCCACTTCCTCCACCACTCTCTAAATTTATTCTTTCTAAGCTGAGTATACTCTTCCGAGTCTTCTGGTTTAAGCCATACGTTTCCTTCTCCTAGATTTATTTTATTCTGTATCTTTACTCCATCTTTAAACCTACTTCCTCTACAAGTCATATGGTACACAAAAGCATCTCTAGCTTGTACAAATTTATATCCGGCTAAAAACATCCTATTAAAGAGATCCGAGTCTTCAAGCTCCATTGGAGCAAATAACTTATCATGACCTCCTATTTTTATAAAATCTTCTTTATACATAATCCACGGAGCAAAAACACCTTCGGTTATCCTTCCTTGCTCTTGCTCTGAAGTTTGTTTGGCAAAAACTTCAAACTCCTCGAATTTAAAATCTTCTGGTTCTAGTCCGAAATCCTTTACTATCTTTTCAGGTCCCGGTGGATGGAGGGGAGGTTCTATCCTAGTTAAAGAAACAACAGTGCCTGGCTTTACATGCTTAGTAGCATTAATATAAGTTTCAGACATTACCATATCGGCATGAAATATAGCAAAGACTTCGTTAGAGCAAAGCTTAACTCCTTGATCATATAACACAGTATGTCCTACTCTCTCTTCTTCAAAGTTTCTATAAATCTCTACATTAGGATCTCTAGTCCTTATAACTTGTAGCCACTCCCAGGTACCGTCTGTTGAAGCATCGTCTAGTAGTACTATCTGGCTGCTCCAATATTTTCGAATGCTATGATAGGCTTGTTTTAAATACTTAAGGTTATTCCTACTTGGTATAATAAAGCTTATGTCCATATATTAAAGATATACTATTTTATTCTTATAACCAACTATATCACTATCCAATCAGAGCAGTAAATATCTCTAGTATCCCAACTTGCATATGCTGGTCCAAACCATTTCTTAGGTGCTACAACAATCTTATTCTTATTCTCATTTAACCATGCTGCCCACCAGCTAAATGTTGAGTTAACTATTATGTTATGGGTACAGCAGCTCATTAAAAGCAGGTCATCTGAGTCTTTATTTCCTTCTACAAAGAAGAAATTATCTCCTTGGAAAGTATACTTACACCACTCTATATCATCTGAGAAGATTAGATATTTTGTATCAGCAGGCATATTGCTCATTGCTTGATAATAGTATTCTAAAGGCTGAATAGGGTGGTGTTGCTGCCTGCTTAGGTAGTCTCCTCTTCTTACGTGTAGGGAGCATAGAGTCATACCTTCGTAATGCTTAAAAAGCTGCAGAGCTTCTTCTTTCTTAGTAGGTGTAAATAAATCTCTTATAAACTGCTCACAGTGTTTAAAGTATTTTTCACTTTGGAAATAACCGTCTAGCAGTATACTATTTTCGTAAACAGGTATTTCCTCATAATTAAAACTAGGTTCTTTATATCTTTGAAATTCTTGCAGAGGTAGGTTTACTGGGATTATTTTCTCGAAAAGATCTTCTCTATAAGTGTTAAAAGAATTATGTACAGGAAAAGTATCTTGTAGGGTTATTATAGGAGTATGTCCATTTTTAAGAGCATACCCGTATACAGCTGCTATCTGAAACATAAAGTTTCCTAATCCTCCTACTAGCTTAGTCGTTACTATTTTACTTGTCATAGTTTTTATTTTCCCAACATTCCCATATAAACTCGTATTCGTATCTTAGTTTAAATCCAAGAGATGTTAAACCTTGTTGTATTAAGTTTCTCCTTTCAGTACAGTTCTCTATAAAGCTATGAAACTGTACTTGTACAAATCTAAATCTTTTTAGAATATCACTTTGTATCCATTTTTCAAAAAGAGGATATTCTTCTCCTTCTATATTAACCTGTATTAGGTCGACTCTACCTATGTTGTACTTCTCTAAAAGAGCTTCTAAAGTTATACATTGAACATCATACTCTACTCCGAAAGAGCTATACGCTGTAGATGCATCTCCTGATGCATACAGTTTTATTACTTTAGGCTCGGTGCTTATTGCGATATTCTCTACAGAAATCTTTTCTTCGTAGTTTGGTATATTTGTAGTAAGTCTAGATACCATTCTGTTGTAAAAGCTAGGTATTGGCTCTACTGCTACAACTCTACAGTTATATCTTCGTACTATATTCTCTGTCCATAGCCCTTCGTATCCGCCTAACTCTAGAACTATAGAATTCTCAGTTAGAGGATAATCTAAGATGTGAGTATTGTCGCCATCACCCTTATTCCATTTCTTATGTGCTTCTGTTAACATTATGCTCTACTTAATATGTTATCCACTACCTGTTTAAGTCTATCTAACAAAGTCATATAGGGTTTAGCTGCAAAATAATTTCTTTGTACAGAATCTAACCTATCAAAATAATCTTCTACTCTGAGATTATTTACTGTTGTGATCGCTTCATCTGCGGACTGTACGATGAAGAAGCCTTTTGTATCAAAAAAATCACATATATTACTGCAACCGTAATATACGGGAATTGTCTTAGTTATCAAACAGTCTATGATTTTTTCTGTAAAACAATTCTTCTGTGCCGTATTTTCAATACAGAGGTGAAACATAGAATTAAACATAGGTGTTTTTGTATCTCCTAAAACTTTATTTCCATATAGATTAGGAACACCGCCGTGTCTACTTATATAAAAATCTGTAGGTATCTGTATTTCAGGTTGCCTAAAATAAATTTCTTTTCGTAGTCTGTGACCGTAGGTTATTTCTTTAAACCCTGTTAAATGAGATACTTGAAATTTTTTCTGGGTTGTTAGGTCATAATCCCATACCCAGGCTGTACCGAAAGCCATAAACCAGGCGTTAGGACAGTTTTGAAGAATTTCTTCATCGTACGTGATAATAGCGTCAAATAGCTTCGCATAGCTAATAGCTGTCTGCTTAAACCTGCTTATTTCTTCGACTTCTTTTACCCAGAGTATATTAAAGGTATCTGAGAATATTTCAACATTTTCTACTGTATCTACGAACAAGCGTACCGGTCTTTCAAATTCTATTTCTATTTCAGGCCAGGTATTATCAGTTGTACTATATAAGATTTGTTTCATGTAGAACTTCTTTTAGTTTTACTAACTTCTCTTCATCTATATTAATATCCGGTATATGTCGGTTGTAAAATAGTTTGTAGTATAGTGCAAACCTTTCTAATGCCCATTTTCCATACCCGGGATTAGTATCTTGCATTCCTTTATTATATATTCTCATACCGGTACCTATACCTGCAAAATGAAACAGTAGCTCCCCAAAGTCCATATCGCTATTTAAATAGGAGTACTTATTTACCCTACCTCTTTCGTTACTTATACCTCCGACTAAGTCTTCGTTTAATATAGCAATCTTACCTCCGTTATGTAAAATATCAAAAGCGACTGGATCAAAGAAATCTAAAACAGGATGATTAAGAGGGTTGTAAATACCTTCTATCATTAAGGATAGTACTTCTGGTTTAAGATCAGATATCTTGTTCTTGTTAAAGCCGAAAAAATATGTCTGAGTAACATCTGAATATCCTCGTATGTTATCTATTCCGTTTAAATTATTTTTATAGCAACGGACTGGGCCAATAAGGTCGTACCCTTCTTCGATCTTATCGTAAATAAGACTTAAAGCTTCTTTTCTAAAAATAACATCACTGTCAATATGAATAATGTAATCATATTCTTTTGCATATTCTTTTATTACCTGAGTCCATATATAAGCTGTGCCTGCGTGTCCTCTAGAGTAATGAAAATGGACTGAGGGGTCGAGTACATGGTAGTCTGCGTTGGAAAAAATACCAACTTCATTAAAATCAGTATTTATACCAAAAACATTAATTTTAGTTTTAGGGTGATACTTGTAGAAAGACTCTAAACATTTTCGAGCTACAAAACCACAGCTGTAAGCTTCTGTGAAAAGAAATATTTTTTTATCCATTTTTAAACAGATCGCTTTTATACTTAAGAAATGCAAGACGGTCTTCTAGCGGTAGAGATTGGTAGTAATGCCAAACTTCTCTCATAGCTCCTTCTAATGGATTGCTATTCCATACAGGGTCGTGATACATATGAAATACATCGATATGAGGATTATCTGCATATTCAATATGTCCAATTTCATCAAGTACCTTACTCCAAAACATCTGATCCTCTACCGCGTAGCCCCAGAATATCTCAGGATCAAAACCTCCTACTCTAGTGAAAGCTTCTTTAGTTATTAAAATAGAGCCTCCTTTAGATCCTTTGAGCTGCGGTTCTGAAACCCAAGGAGGGTTATTTTGTAGTTCGTTATGATCTAGAGTAGCTTCCAGTAATCTTTCAGTCCACGACGGGTTTACATATAGCACGCATCTGCCACCAAAAGGTTGTAAGCATTGTACTTCTGGGTTTAAGTTTTTTTCTAATCTAAGAAAGAAGTCTTTCTTAACTATTATATCTAAATCATGTAGAAGATAGTACTTTGCTTTATTTGAATACTTAACTCCGAAGTTATAAGCAAAGCTGCGGCTATAAGTTGCGCGTACGTTACCGGGAGTGTAAATGTAATTAACATCACCAGTAAGCTTTTCTTCACTGTAAGGTGCAATATCGTGTTCAACAAAAGTTAAAAGTATGTTAGTAAACCTATTACTTTCTGTTTTATTATCAAAGTAATATCTTATAGCTTCTTTGAAAGTTCTAACTGTTGTATCTAAAAAGTTATACCTTCCTTGAAAACCTACTATGACGTTTATGTCGCAATCTTCGTCACTGAGGAGTTTAATCTTTGAAAGAGTTTGTATCTCTGCATAATCAATTCTATTCTGATCTACTACTCTGTATAGTTCATTCATCTTCGTATAATTTTTCTAAAGGAGTATATACAGGCATATTCTGAATAACACGATCTACTCTCTTTATCTCTTCCTGTAGATACTTTGATTCATTATAAGGATTTTCTACATTGTAGACATACAGTATCTCGGGAATATATTGACTTTTATCTATACCGCACATCTCTAACATAGGATATTGAAATACTCTATCTCCAGATAATGCGAAATGTTCTCCAGTATCCGGATCTATAAAGTCTTCAGATTTTATCTTTAAAAATAACTCTCGTTTGAAAGTCCTTAAGTGTGATCCTAACCAGGTATATGTTCTAAATGTTCTTAACGCCCTAACTGTTAAAGGATACTCTCTATAGTGGTATGTTACATCTCTATAAGGATATTCTTCGTACGTGCCGTAAGTCATCCAACACCCGGTTTCTACATACTCTTTATTTACTCTCTGTAAAACTCCTGAATGCGGAAACCAGTCATCACCATCTAAAGTAACAATTATAGATCTAGCAGGTGCTAACTCGACTGCTAGACGGTAATTCTCTACTTGGTACTTTCGAGTCTCGTTACGTATTACTCTTAGATTTTTATTTCTAGATTCAAACTCTTTGACTATTTCAAAGCTTCCATCGTCTGAGCAGGCGTCTATGTACAATATATTAAACGACGGGTAGTCTTGCTCTAATGCGCTAGTTAAAGATTTTTTTACATAACCGATTACATTTCGAGCTGCTATAACAATAGTCACGTGGTTATATGTCATACTGCCAGTATTCGATCATTTCCTGCAACATCGTTTCAAAAGTATACTTAGGCTTCCAACCTGTCCGCTCTCTTAGTTTTGTTGCGTCACCTTTTAGGTTATTCAGTTCTTCCGGTCTTAAAAACTTTTCATGCGTTACAACATACTCTCTATAATCAAGACCTAATTCGCTAAATACAAAATCGCACAGCTCGGCTACTGAATGAGATATTCCGGTAGCACATACAAAGTCGTCTGGCTGGTCTAGTTGTAGAATTGAATGCATAGCTTCCACGTAATCTTTAGCATGTCCCCAATCTCGGGTTGCTTGTAAGTTACCTAGTACTAACTTATCTGATTTACCTTGTTTAATCCTGACAGCTTCTTTGCATACTTTATTTGTAACAAAATTTGTACCGCGGCGAGGCGATTCGTGGTTAAACAGTATACCGTTTGAGATATACATGCCGTAAGAATTTCTATAATTTCTAGCTATGTTATAGCCAAATACCTTAGCACAGCCGTAAGGAGATACTGGATGCAAAGGGGTAGTTTCTCTCTGGTATCCATCAGCATCAATTGAGTTGCCGAACATTTCTGAGGAGGATGCTTGGTATATTTTTATCTTAGGGTTAATTTCTTTTACTGCTTCTAATAGATTTAAAACGCTTAGTCCTGTTGCATTAGCTGTATAAAGGGGCTGGTCAAAAGAGATACGTACGTGAGACTGAGCAGCTAGATTATAAATTTCATCAGGCTGTACTTTATTTATTACTCTATACAAAGAAGCGATATCAGTCATATCAGCGTAATGCAGTCTAATAAGTCCGAAAACTTTATCGAGTCTTGCTGTTTGATTCTCAGCTACAGAATTTCTCTTAAGTATTCCGTGAACGTGGTATCCTAATTCAAGCAAATACTCTGCAAGGTAAGAACCATCCTGTCCGTTTATTCCTGTAATTAAAGCTGTTTTATTCATTATCGTTAACTATTTTAGATATTAACTCAATCTCCTGTTCTGATAGATCTTGATGATTAGGTAAGTAAAAGCCTTGTTGGTGTAGTAATTCACAGTTAGGAAGATCTACTGGTTGGTAGTATGATTTCCAGAAAGGCTGTCTAGCCATTGAGCCAGCAATAAGGGGTCTTACTTCTATCTTAGCTTCTCTCAATGCCTGTACTATCTTCTCTCGGCTAGGACTGACTACCGGATAGGCAAAATTAGAAATTAAATCACTATCTTGTACTTCTAAGGATAGTTTATTGTGTCTGATTAAATGCTTGTAGTATCTGAAATTTCTCTGTCTTTTAACTTTTATATCATCTAGTTTACCTATTTGACGTAGTCCTAAGAAAGCTTGTAGGTCTGTTGCTCTAAGGTTAAAACCCGGGTAGTAGAAAGTGTATTGAGCATCAAAATCGGAAATGTTATGTCCGTTTCTTAAATGTGCTTGTTCAGAAGGTTCTAAATCTCTATCCCATCCGTGATTTCTCATCATTAAAGATACCCCGGCTAAGAATCTATTATTTGTACATACAAAACCTCCTTCTATGGTGGACAGGTGGTGGCCGTAGTATAAACTAAATACAGACATTTCACCAAAGGTTCCTAGCTTTTTGCCTTTGTATTCCGATCCCATTGATTCGCAAACATCTTCTAATAGCACTACATCGTGTTTTTTACATAGAGCTAGAATAGCATCCATATCAGGAACAAATCCTAAAACGTGTACTAGTATAAATGCTGCAGGTTTATGTGTTTTAAATAATTTTTCTAGGTGAGTTAAGTCTACAGCTAAGTTTTCAAGATTACAATCACATAGTATAGGGCGAAGTCCTAGTTGAGTACAGGAAGTTACATCTGTTATCCAAGACAAGCCTGGAACTATGATCTTATCGTTCTTTAACTTTGCAGTATGTTTTAAGACTGATAGCATCAACAACAAGGCTGATGAGCCAGAGTTTACATACGTTGTGTATTTTACTCCTAGGTACTCGGACCATTCTGCTTCTAATTGTCTAGTTAAAGGTCCTTTAGTTAATTGAGGTGTAGGATTTTGCTGTAGCCATCCTACTAAAGCATCTATATCGCTTCTATCTATAGTATCTGAGACTAGTTTAACTGGTTGCATATAAAGTTTATTTAGTACTTTAGTAAATGTCTACTATCTGTTACTTTCATTTCTATATCAGAATAGTCAGCTTTTTGCCAAGCTAATGCTGGGTAGAAGGAGTATGTAGGTACTACTGAATGTAGTAATGCTAGCCATACATCGGCGCTAACTACGTTAGTGTATGTAATAGGAGGAGTCATCTCGAGAATTCTGAGTAGGTGGTATTCTAAATTGTAATGTATGTACTCAAAAGCTTCTTTCCTGTAGCCTATTGCATGAGTAGATAAACTACTTTTACACCTTAAAATATTAGGGTGTTCTGTTGTATACACTCCGTTGCTGTGATTACCTCCGAAATATAACATACCCCAGTCGCCGGGTACTTGTTCGATATACTCAGCGAAACGTTGGTTAAAGTCTTCCGGAAATTCAACATCATCTTCTAAGAGCAGTACATTGCCTGCGCCCTCTGCAATTAGCTTATTAAAGAAGCCGACAAAACTATCTAGGTGAGCTACATTAGCTCTATATCTCTGCTCATACTCCGTATCAATAAAAATATCTTTCCAATCGGTAGCTGAATATCTTTCAACTAAGAGATTGTGTTTTTTAAAAACCTCTTGGGAAGTTTCCCATCTATCTGTTCTCCTATCTAGATTAAGGCAGTATGTTTTATCAAAAAACTGATTAGGTGTCATAACGTGCTGTATAGTTCGTTCTGTTTTTCTTGGCGTTCAATAGTCTTAGGATGTATTAAATCATACCCTTCTGGAAGGTAGCTTGCTTCTCTTGCTCCGACTATACGTTCATGCACTTTATTTACCCAGCCAATCTCAGAAGTATTCTTAAGTATACGTGTCTGATAATCAGGGTAGTTAACCCATCCATTTTCATTAACATACCATCTCCACTTCAGTATATGTTCTTGAGTCAATCCTTCTACTGTATTAATTCTAGGAACAGCATAGAGTTCAACACTAGGGTTAAGTTCCAGTATCTCTGGCAAGGCCGTTAATAGCTCTTCGGAAGGGTATTCATCAGCGTCTATTTGAAAAATGTAATCTTTAGTACAGCGTCTTTTTAGGTTATTTTTATATGCTGAAAAGTCTTTATTTAAAGGATAGAAAGTTAGCTTTACGTTGCTGTAGATATTATCTCTAGAATCAGCTAACTGTTTCATAACTTTCTGAACTTCAACAGTAGTGTTCTTTTCATCTGCTTGTACGACAAGTTCATCTTCTTCTCTCAAAAAGGGTAGGAGTATTTTTCCTAACCTCTCTAATTCCCTATGTTCATTACAAACGGTTACTGCGTAGGAGATACTAGGCATCTTTTAAGGTTTGAAGTTGAAAACACCCACATAATCGCAAGCTTCTATAAAGTCTGTTCCGAAAAGCTTAAGCGTTTTTGTATCGCTTAAGTGTGTTATGTTCTTCTTAGCGTACTTTTCTTTTTCTTCTGCGGTTAATTCTCTAACCAATATACCTGCCCACTGCCAGTCTTCTGAATTAACTCCGTTAATAAACACTGTTCCTTTTTCCGGAATATTAATAGTAGACGGATACCATTTGCGTCCATCAGAGTCGATCTTTGCTAGGTCCTTATAAAGCTCTGGGTATCCGATTTCGAGTTCCTCAAAGTCGAATTCTCCTACTCTCATTAAATCTGTTGTGTTATAACCACACCCCCAGCAAAAATAGCTATTAGCAAATTCACTAATGGGAGCTATATAACATGCATCGCATTCGCATAGAGGACAGTGTCCTAAATTATCTCTACTTGTCATAGTATTCTTTCTTCTGTTGTTGTATAACTATTAAATACAGGAATTTCTGTGTGATTTACAACTCCTGCGGGGTACCCTGGTATATAAGGAATGTTGCTAGGAGTGCTTATTTCATTGAGTTCCTCCATTATTAGTTCCCAATCCTCGGTACTAATTTCACCTTCTCGCTTAGCTGCTGCGAAGCCTTTAAGCCATGTTACGAATTCACTACTTGTCATTGCTTGTTGCTTTTGTAAGTTTTGGAATATTGAGTGTTGGCATTTTAGGGAGAACTAAAGCTTGAAACTTCGGAGCTTTCTCGTTCAAGAACTTATTTAAGAGCTCCGACATTGCATCAAAGCTAAACTCTTTTTTTGCTTTATAGGCTTGTCGTTTAGCTAGGTCCAAGTACTTATCGTAGTTTTCATATAGTTCTAACATCATTTGATTAGTCTGAAGAGGGTCTGGTGCAAACCAGGATGCTTCGGCTATAATGGTGTTTTCTACGACTGCGCTTGGATGTACTTTAGTTAAACTACCGGACAATAGAAAAGTAAATTTAGGGTCTAGAAAATCTGTATGACCAGACCAACCGCTTGCTATAATAGGTTTTTTAACTTGAGTAAATTCAAGAAGGGGTCTTCCAAATCCTTCCCCTTTTGTGAAGTTAAGCATTGCTTTGACTTTAGGGTGGTTGTAGAGGTAATTAATCTCCTCCTCAGGCAGGTCTCCATATAGTAAATATATTCTAGGCAAATCTCCCTGTACTACATTTTGAATTTCAGAAAGTCTGCTAAGTATAACGTCTCTGTCAACAATGCTTGCACCGCTCATAGCAGTTTTCAAAATCAAGGCTGGTTTGTTCTTTCTATTTTTAAAAGTTTCTAAGAAAGCTTTTACCATGTAGCCTACATTTTTTCTATCCTCGTTTATGGAACCGGGTAGCCAATGCCCGACGAATAGGTAGCAGAAATCTTCTTCGATACTGTCTAAATCCTCTATTAATTCTGTTGCAGGGAGATCTGCATCCTCTATGGAGTAGTATTTATTAAGATCAACTCCTTCAAATAAAACTTCAACTGGGACTTTTAATTCGATAACACCTGTGGTCTGATCTTGTTTATTTCTGATTTCTGCTCTAGAATTTACAAAAACATTCTTAGCATGATTAGAAGAAACCAATACTAGGTTCATTCTATTACAACCTTCTATCCAAGAAGGATGACATATGTTAGTTTCAATCCCTGCCGTGACTCCACAGTTCCATTTGCCTACAGGTTGAAACTCAGTCGGAATTGTAATTTGAAACCAGTAGTCCGGCTGTTTAGGAAGTTGGTTACCTGCCAACATATACTTTTTCATCCATCCCCATTCTTGTTCGTGGTCTGATAAGTATCCGAAAGGTAAAGCACCCCATCTTTGAGACATGATTTTAATTTCCCATTCTTCTCCTTTCTCTTTTATTAGAGCTTTAATAAAATCTCTAGCACGAGCTCCATATCCGGAGTACGTATCTGGTGGAGCAGAAACTACGCATAACGGTTTATTCATATTAGTAAATTAATTTGTGTGTTAGTTTTTTTCGAGGTAATTTAGCAGCATGTATAAGTTCATGTTGCTTTCTAGGTTTCCATGTCTTTAATGTTTCTTCTACTCCTTCTATAATATTCTCTCCCATAAGCTCACCTGACATCATAGCTTCTCTAGAGGTAGCCCATTCACGGCCTTTTAAACCTCTTCTTACTCTTTCTTCAGAGTCAAGGTTGTAACACTCCTCCATTGCTTGTGCTAAGTCTCTAAAGTCAGCCCTATCGTCCCAAATGTAGGGTGTTGCTAGAGATCCCACCATTGAAGAGTTAGAAGGAAATACCGGTATAGCCCATTCACCACATTCCTTATACGTACCGAAATGGTTAGAGCAAAAATTCTCATTAAAGTCAATCCACTTACCATTCTCATCAACAAACCTCATCTGGTCTTGCATACCACCTGTTACAGTTGCTATAAACATCTTACCGCACATCATCGCTTCAGTTAAAGAGAGACCCCATCCTTCGTTACTAGAAGGAAGACAGACAGCATCGACGCTGTTGTATAGGTACTTCATGTCTGCAGGAGCGTATTTCGCCGGTGTAAATTCTACATTAGTGTGTTCTGGGTCGCAAAGTAATTCTTTAACTGCTAGGAGGTCTGTACCGTTTTGATCTAGAGGGTCTGTGTGTAGTAGGAGTAAACATTTTTTTGCTTTCTCTTTTCCTATCTTTTCGCAGAAGACAGTGTAGCCAGCTATAAGATCTGAGGGACTCTTTCTTCTAATATTTCTAGAATTGTATAAAAATACGAAATCGTATTGCTTATCTTTAAAAAGATTCTTTTTGAATTCTTCAAGCTTTTTAAACTCTTCTTCGTTGTTCTGGTCAATAGGGATAAACATCTTAGAATTTATACCGTGAGGTACATACTTCAACACTTTATCCTTTGTTTTCTCTCCTAAGACTAGCTTGTTTATATTTAAAGTTTGCTTTGATATAGCAAATAAAGCGTCGCAGGATTCGTAAAAAGATTTATTATATAGCGGAGCAGGCAGATCATCCCAGATGTTTAAGTACATCATCGGAATTTTCTTTCTAATTTCGCTCTCTATTGCAAATAACCAACCCCAGTATCTAGGATCTGTAAAAAAGATTATACCGTCTGGTCTTTCTCTATCGATAAGAAATCGTATCAGATCTGCGTTGCCATATCCATTAGTCGGGTATATAAGACCTGATGCGTCTGGAATGTTAGCGTTTTGACTTAAGTCCTGAGATATATCAATTACTTTTTGCTTATCTGGATGCTCTATCGCAGCACCTAGTTGAACCCAGTTAAAACGGTGACAGGTTTGAACTACTAGCTCTCGAGACATAGTAGCAATTCCTGAATGAAGTCTTAGATCGTCTGATAAAAGTAGTAGTTTCTTTCTTTTTTCTTTTGGAATGTAACCTTCTCTCATAAACTAATTTAATTACTTAACTTTTGATTCTTGTGGAAGCTGTAAATGATTGTGTGTTAATATTTGTTTTCTGAATTCTTCATCTGTTAAAAATAAATGTATACACCTGTCTGTTAATTTCTGAAGTGAAAATTTATGGCGTATGCAGAGTATTTTAAATTCTTGAAATAAATCAGCGTCAACTTTAACACTGGTTAATTGTTGTTTCGTACTCATATACTTGTTTATAAATAAATATATAAATACAGAGAAAAACAATCAACTATTGAGTATTATTTTTTTTATCACAAATATCGGGTCTATCATTAAAAGGACAAAACTTACAAGAATCCCCAACATTTTTATAATATTCTTTTTCTACATAAGCTCCTTCAGAAGTAAAGCACTCTGTGATAAAAGATTGAAAATCTTCATAAGCTTTCTTTACTTTAGTCTTTCCGTGAGCTGGTTTGAATTCTTGCACTCTGTGAATAGGAAACTCTGCTATTTCGGGAACTTTTCTTTTTACAATAAAAAAGGTAACATCTACATCTTCTTCCGATACTTGATTCATATCTGCAAAAAATCTCTTATAGAGTAGTACCTGATTTACTTTTTTCTCGTCTTTCTTATCTTGATCGGTCCATCCTCTTGTAGATGTTTTTATATCGTATATACTGTATCTCTTAAGTTTTTTATCGTATAAGATAAAGTCGATAGCACCTTTGAGTGTAACATTGTCTATTCCCTTATTAGCTTGGGTTAAAACAGGTATCTCTATACCTATAAGGTCTACATCACGTACAGAAAAATACCTGCTTCTCTTCTTTCTAACCCAGTCTAAGATAGCTAACCCATCTAGGTAGAACTCTTGCAATTCTTCTTTACTGGAAAAATGCTCGCCGTTATATTCTTGTACTCTTTTTTTATACTCCTCTATAAACCTTTGTTTAAAGTCTAAACAGAGATCCATTTTATCTGCTGCGGAAGCAGATTGGGTGTACATGACTTTAAGCCATAGCTGTAGTGTCTCGTGAATACTTGTACCGAAGACTAGATGTATCGAAGGTTTAAAATTATAGAGACCTTTTACATACTGGGAATACCATAGATAAGGACAAGTCTTATAGAGAGAATACTGTGAGTAAGAAACAGTTTTTTTCTTTCTAGCCATTTGTTTTGTTCTTCAGCTCCTGCTCTATTCGAGTAATATATAGAAGCCCGTCCATCAACTCTTCTCTAAAGTGCTGGATCCAGTCAAGCAATTCAAGGTCTGTTCTATCTAAATCAGTACCGTATTTAGCTTTGCCTTTCTTAGCTCTTTCAAGAAACATTTCTCTAACATTCTGAACGATAGAGTCTGGTTGGAAGTTATTCTCCATCTTGTACTCCTTTAAGTGGTTCAGGGATGAACTCTTCGTTAACGTGACTGCATTTAGAGCAGGCAAAAGTGGGTATAGGTAGAACAGAATCTCTGCTTGAGGCTGTTAGAAATTTAGAAACCTTTCTCAGATATAATACCTCTTTGAAAGTATCGTTGGAGCATTCTTCACATACGATAGGAAGTGTTTTTTCTATCTGTAAATTAATCTGACCTTGTTCTTGCATAATTGTTTATTTTAAAAATAAGAATTTAATATTAATGAGCAAACTTTTTTAGTGACCATCTCTAAGATTATGTGCTAGCTCCGGTGGTGCTTTTAAGGTAATACCGGAAGGTTGAGTTGTTGTCTCCATTAAGTGTTTGACAATTTTAGCAGCTTCTTGTGCTTGTTCTTCTTTAACTAAAATTACTAGCTGGTCATGTATCTGGGCAACAACTTGTCCGTCCCAACCCTTCTCTCTAAACGCTCTGTTAATGGCTAGAGCAGCTCGGTTAACTACTGATGCAGCGTAAGACTGGATCTGAAAGTTTAGTACGTTATTTAGTCCGTTACGGTAATCTCTATATAGATTCATAACTACTTCTTTGCCGTATTCAGTCTCTAATTCTTTTCGCACTCTCCAGTCCATTATCCTATCTTGCATACTCTCATAGACCTCTTTCACAACAGGTAAATGTCTGATGCGACCAACTGCATTTTTAATATAGCCGTTTTCTTTAACAAACTCCCTAGATTTATTAATCCAGTTTGCAACTCCCGGGAATCCTTCTAGATAAGCAGCGTGAAGTCTTTCTCCTTCTTTCTGCGGTACTCCTAGTGACATTGCAAGAGCGTAAGGAGACATACCATAAGCAATACCCAGTGAGTAAGCTTTAGCTTTATTACGCTTAGGTGCATCTAGCTTCTTAAGAAAGTTAGGTGCTTTCTTATCTGCAGAGACTCCTTCTAGTTTTTCAGTCTTAATAGCCACGTAAGAATAGAAATCATATCCAGTATCGAATATCTCTTGCAAGTTTTTATCATCCGATATAGATGCAAAAAGATGCGGTTCCAAGGATTCGTAGTCACAATCAATAAAAAGATATCCTGGATCTGATACAAAGAATGCTCGTATCTGGTTTGTATATTTGATGATAATTTCAGCAGCTTCGCCATCTTCCTTCGGTCTTGGCAGCTGTTGAAGGTCAGATCCGTATCGTCCTGATACAGTTCCGTTTTGTTTAAAGTAGGGGTAAAATCTTCCATCTTCTGCGCTAGTTAAAAACCTATCTACATAGGCAGATTTAATCTTCAAAAGCTTATTATAAATACGTAAATTTTCTGCCCAGGTGTGTTTATCTGAGATAGCTTGGATCATATCGTCGTCAAATTGCGGCTTGCCTTTTGTTGTTTCGGATAAAGGTTTAATACCTAGTACATCAAAAGCTATCTTACCCATTTGATCTTTTGACTGTATATTAAAGTAATCCCCGTTAGACTCTCTCCACAACTTCAAGCTAATCCTGGCGATCTCGGTTATATCTAGAAAAGACTTGTCTCCTGTTAAAAGAAAAAACTTAAGGTTACTATCAGGTAGTATAGATATTACTGCTTTATTTAAAGTATACTTTCCGGATTTATCCGATTTAGGTAGGTTAAGTTTGTGATGCTCTACAAGAGCTTGAGCAAAGCCTCCTTTGTGTGAGGGAGGGTATTCGGCTGTTGCCTGGTCTATAATCCACTTTCGTATTTTAGTATTAGCTAGAAGTTCATCTGTGACTGCTTTTTTATAAGCTTCTAGATCTTTCTCAATTTCATTCTTAGTTGCTTGTATAAGAGGTATGTCTAACATAATACCTTTTTCCTCCATCGGAATAGTTACTTCTCTATAAAGAGGCATTACTTCGTCTTCAAAGAAAAACTTATGTAGTCCTTCCTCGACAAGCTTTGTCATAAAGTGGTTGTATATCCTCAAAGTTAAGTCAGTATCGGCTGCAGCGTATTCTGAGAGTATGTTTAGGTCTGCTTTGTAGATCTCGTAATTATCTTTAGTGGTTGAACCTCCATTCTTCTTAATGCTATCTTTGAGTGCAACCTGCTCTTTGTTAGCTCTCTCCTCTACATCTAATCCAATCTCTTTCTGTACCATAATTGCAATCTCTTTCAATCCGAAAGGTTTACCTCCGAATCCAAAAGCGCCTTCTTCCCTAACGGTATGTACGAGTAATGCAGTATCAGCATGGAGAGAAGGTAGTAGGTCTACTCCATAAAAGTTTTTCGTGAATCGAACGTCGAAAGAGGCATTGTGCATAACAAGCTTCTTACCTACTAGCATTTCAATAATCTTTCTAGCTAAGGTATGTGCACCAGTCCCTTCTATAATGACTTCTTCTAGAGCTTGCTTATCAGAATTCCAGACCATAACAGGAAAGTAAAAACCTATTCCTATTTCTCCTGAGACTGAGAATCCAATTACTTTTCCTTTTCTTACGTTAAGACTGTTAGTCTCAGTATCGAAGGCAATATACTCTGAGTCTTTAATATGCTGGTAGAGTAGCTTTAAAGATTCTTTGTCTGTAACTGTATAGTACTTTTTTTCCATACAGTAAATATAAGGAATTTATAGCGTTATTCAAACTATAAAATGTTCTTAGAGCTTCTCTCAAGTCTCTGTTGTTCATCTTGGAACCACCTCCATTTTATATATCTCCAGTCTGATAACACTCTACTACCGGGGTGTCCTTCTCTTGCGTTTTGAGAATTCCTCATTAGCTCTTTAGTACTTTCAACTTCTCGATATCCCTTTTCCCAGCCTATTTTTTCTATTAATTTTAGAGCTTCTGGTGAGTGGGTTGTTCCGTAATGTATATATCGGTAAGTAGAGTCTTTTGGTGCTCTTATTTCCGGGAAATACTGGGCGATACCGTGCATGTAACCGTCGAAGTATAGTATATCTCCGAATAAGCCGGATGAAGTATTGTTACCGTGTTTCTGCTCTATCCATTCGTATATACTACGGTGTGTTGCAGGAAACCAGCAATAGGGTGCTGAGAATATAAAAGAAGGTATTTCGTAGTACTCTTCGAGTCTGTATTTTAAATCTCCCGGATCTGTTAGTATTGCATCATCATTCCAGATCTGTAAATAGCGCCCTGTAGCTACTCCGTAGAGAGAGTTGTGGTACTCCGGAAGATCCATATAACCTCGTCCTTGCGGGGATACGATAACTTTCAAATCCGGGCCAGCTAATTTTCTCAAAGCCTCAAAACTAGCAATATCATCGTCATCGATTTTCACACATATCTCTATTGACATATGTTGTCCAAATCCGTTTCGTAGACTTGAAATACATTGATCTAATATTTCAGCTCGGTTTCGAGTAGGGAATAAAATACTGAGCAGAGGGGTGTTGTTCATAGTATATTCTCTTTTTTAAGTAATTCAAATAGATCACAGACTTCTGCTTGATATGCCTTCTTTAGCGTAGGCCTCTTTTTTAAAAAACTTAACTTCTGCTCAAGGGTAAGCTGTGTGTATTGGTACCAGTTAAAAAATACTAAGTCTAATATACTCCATTCGTCGTATGTTCTTCTAGCGCTAGGATGGTACATTAGCCCGGGGTCATTGCGATTTATACTACTTTTATCTTCTATTACCGGTTGCCATCCGGCTTCCCATCCTACCTCTGCTATTAATGCAGATACATCTTCTGATTTATATTCGTTGTGGGAGTTTATAATCCTATCACCTTCCCAGTGAGAATATTCGTAAGTTGCGATATCTTCAAACTGAAGGAGTTCATACTCTTCCGGGCTTATGTGTCCTTTGACAGAAACTTTTACGTGGTCTGCGAAGTAGACATCCACAAAGACCATACCTTCGAAGATATGTCTATCCCCTCTATACCCGTGTGTTTCTCTTAAACGTTCCCATATACCCCAGTGTATAATTCTAAAGTAACATTTTTCTCCTCGAGCCTCAGATCTAATAATACACGGTAGGTCTTTATTCCTGTTAAGGAGTATTTGCGCTAAATTACCGGGAGTATCCAACCAGGCATCGTCGTTCCACAACATAAGGTAGGTTCCGTTACTTATACTGGCTAAATCATTCCAGTACTTGCCCATAGACCCATATCCTTCTCCTCGTTCTGATATTATATAACGAACGTTTGGGTATTTAATTTTTGAGATCGCTTGAATTGTTTCATGGTCGTCTGTGTCTACTTTAATGCAAATTTCAATAGGTATTTGCTCTCCTATAGTATCTCTAAGTCTATCGATGTTTTTTTTGAGTATCTTACTTCTATAACGAGTGGGGTACATTATAGAAAGAAGCGGTATGTTTTCCGGACGTTTATAATTGCAATGCTCCCAAAAAGGAAAGCTATGTATGTACTCTCTAATCATAATTATAAAAATATTTTACTAAATTCTCATAAGACTTACTTCTGTATGTGGAGTCTAAATCAAAGATAGGATTTTTGTAGTTAGACATGCTATTAGTGTATAAATCTACTCCTAGTTCTATAGTTGAATTAAAATAACGTTTTACTTCTTTTAGTTCAATAATATCCTCAGATACAAAATCAATAACACCGCTATAGTGTTTATAATCTCCTGTTGTAATAAATCTGAGGATATCTTGCATTAGTATGTAGTTGAAAGTAGACTCTCCACTAATACCAATTCGTCCTATGTTTGCTTTTAGTTTTGTAGCGTGATTAGGTTTCATAGTATCTCCGAACATCATAGGACACCTTAAGATCAAGTCATAGCTATCTAATAGACTTTCCGCAAAGCGTTTAAAAAGAGCATAGACAGTCGGAGAAGTTTGGTATACGTCAACTGTTGATATATAGACAAAATATTTATGCGGTAAAGCTTTTAGCTTTTGAGTCAAGAAGATATTATCTTCCATATACTTCTTGTAGTCTGTTATAGGATACTCCTTATTAAAAGCGCAGTGTATTATTGTATTGTAACCTTCTTCTGAAAGACTATCAAAATTAACTCTACTCAATCCCTGAGATCCTGGGATGTTTATATGTAAGTATTTACCGAGACCGCTTCTGATGCCTGTAATAAGAAAATCATTCACAGTATTTTATTTTGTATTATAGTACTCTGTGTGTTCTATAACCAAAGTTGACTTGGTATCTGAACGTAAGTATGCATGTTGGTAAGCGGATATTGCTTGGTCAGGTTCGGTTAGTTCAATAACATCTACGTCTGTTAACATTTGCTTTATAGCTTCTGTGTGATTTTGTGAATGTTGGGGTCCTGAATGTAGTGGTGTTTTTGCTCCGATTCCTACTCGTATAATAACTTTAGGTGTTAAAATTCCTTTAGACATCTCATTCATCTTATCTAGATGATTTACGAGTTGATTCATAGCTAAAATAAAAAAATCAAAACGAGGGTAGCAAGTGATCGGTACGAAGCCTTCTAATGCAAGGCCTGTCGACATTCCCATCTGAGTTTCTTCAAATACAGGAAGTTCTATTCTCTTCTCTAGAGGAACATTCACCAATGTGCTAGATAAAGCGTGGCCACTTACCTTTACTGCTTGTCCTAAAAAGACTGTATTAGGTTGATTCCCTAACCAGTTCATTGCTTCTATAATTGCTTCTCTATATTTCATTAGAAGTTAACCCATTTACCTGTTCCGTGATGTGGATATTTCATTTCATAAGTATAATATATAACTTTATTAGGAATTACACATCGCTTACCCCAGGCTGATTCTGTATTTGTATGTACACTATTGTTGTTATCTTCTACAACAAACTGCAAAGGTAGATCGAAGTTTTGAGAATACTTATAAGCTTCCCAAAATACACCTGTTTCAAAAGTCATATCTCCAATAAAGCACCAGACTTTATCTTTTGAATTCTTTAGCTTGAGTCCTTGTGCTACTCCTAAAGCAATAGGTATGATGCCTCCTACAATTGAAGATGTGTAGAAGTTAGGATCTGAGTTTATTATACCCATGCTTCTACCTTCTATGATCCAATCGCGTAATTTACCGGGATTAACTCCGTGAAGTAATGCATGGTAGTGGTTTCTCCATGCAGAGAATACCCAGTCGGTAGGGGAGATATACTGAAAGAGTTTGATAAGTTCTGGTTCGTTATTGCCGGATAGGTGTATTGGACCTTTTATTTGCCCTTGCTCGTATAAAGCTTTTATATTATCTTCGAAAGAAGATAGATCTTCGGCAGTTAGTATAACGTCCCTTCTCTTTTCAAAACTAAAATTAACCGGAAAATGCATTTGATGCTTTTATATAAATATGCATCAATCTAAAAAGTACCTAGGGCGGGAATCGAACCCGCACGACCTTTTTCGGGTCAAAGGATTTTAAGTCCTTCGTGTCTACCTGTTCCACCACCTAGGCATACGCTACTGTTCTTTGACGTTTTTTATTTTATCCTTTTAAAATTTGTTTACTGCTCGATAACTTACTTTCAAGCTTATCACAGCGTGAATCTATTGTTCTGTAAATATCCTGTGCGATATCATCAGTCTGTTTTTGAACTTCGTTAATTCGCTGAAAGATATTTCCAGATTCGGTACTTATTGATCGGTAGATATGATCAGTGTTCTCATGTAAAACCTGTCTTAGGTCTCTGATCTGTGTGTTTAAATTGTTTACCCTAACGAAAGCATAAACAGCAACTGCTGCAATAGCAACAACCGCCACGAATGCTATCCCTAAACTAAATGATAATAGTTCCATAATTTGTTTCTCCTTATATGTCAAAGAACAGTAGCTGTGCTCCATGAGAGACTCGAACTCTCAAGCCTTGCGGCACCAGATCCTAAGTCTGGCGTGTCTACCAATTTCACCAACGGAGCGGTGCGTCCCAGTTTGAACAGATAATGTGCTGTTCTCTCATTGCTCCCGTATACGACACCTGCGTACCTCGTAGGAGTGGGACTACAACATCAACGAGCGTTAATAGAGAATATTGGTTACTCCTGCTATTAACTGACCTTGTTTTTGAAAAGCATCTTCTTCCCAAGGCCTCTTTTCATAGGTAACATTTTCTAAATTAAATTCTTCGCCTTTCCAGTATACAATTCCTGTATTTTGGTCATAGGAGATGTCGCCGTCTTGGTATTGTGTGAGATGTATTGTTTCGTGGGAAAGTACTTCGATAGCATCTTCTCTATCTAGCTCTGCAATAAACAGGTAGTATATGCCATTGAAAGACCTAATATGAGCTTTAAGTTCGCCGTCAAACTGCGACTTTGCTTGGTCTGAGAGAGGGTTAATAACAACGGTGATGCCTGTTAGTCCGGCTTGGTCTAGAGCTATGCTTAGAGCAGTGTCGTAGTAAGTAGGCATACTGTTATTTACTACAGAATTGTTAAACGGTAATTCGACTTGCTTATAAGGCTCTTCTTGAGTGAAGTTGTTAGCCATCAATATTCCCGCTACTATTAGCAGTGTAACTACTCCGGTAGCTATTCCAATTTTTTTCCAGTTTGATTTCATTGTTGATAATTTTTAGCAGCCAGGGGAGGAATCGAACCTCCACGCTTAAATTAAGCGGACACTAAAAGTGCCTGTGTATATCCTTCGGTAGTCATATGCCTACACGTTTTCACCACCTAGCTTTTTATGCCTTTATTACTTGATAGCTTGGTCGTGAGCAGATTTACCACCACCTACGGAGACGGTATCTTCACTACCTGAAATTTTAGCTACAGTACTATCTGTTGCGACAACTGAGCTGTCTGCTACAGCGGTGCTATCAGCGCCGGTGTTTTCGGTTGAAGCGGATCCTCCGCAGGACATCATGGCAAACATAACGGCAATTGCAAGAATTGTCTTTTTCATACTTTTTTTTTAATTTTGATTTGTTAATAATTGTAGAATAAATATAGAATAAAAACTTCAGACTTCCAACTAAAGGCGGGCTCCTACCTTATTTTTTATAATTAACGTATCATTCTGTATATCTGTACAAGCTGTAGGGGTTGGTCCTATCCACCAGGATGCTAAACAACTACTGCCAATAGAACCCATAATAGGACCTGTTAGACCGTTACATGGTTTGTATGTGTAAAGTAAATTACAATTAGCATCCCATTGGGCCTGGTGTAGTAAACCAACAGTATGTCCTGCTTCATGAGATACGCATACTCTAGTTCGTAAAGCATTGTAGCTTAGTGTATTAGTAAATACAAAACACGGAGTATCACTTCCCCAAAACATACTCCCTACATATGCTACACCTGCTACTCCTGGATATATTTCATTAGAAGTGGTAATTACTACTCTCATTCTTTTTGTTATACTAGCTTTAAGGTATACGCTTTCATCTGTAGTAACAATTACATTAAATTTAACATAGTCTTTAGATACACTATCTAATATTGTCTGTATATCTGCAGGGTATAATCCACTTGGTAAGAGCTGTTTCGGTATACCGTTATTCCAAGATGGGCTGTTTAAGTAGTATCCATCGAAATCTAATAATATAACTGAGCTAGCACCCGGGTTATTCCCGTACGGGTATGGATCACAGGCATTACCTATACCATCACCATCAGAATCTAATTGAGTTGAATTTGAAACTTTAGGACAGTTATCATTTATATCAGGGATACCATCTTTATCAAAATCTCTTAATTTGGTCGATCCTCCGACTCGAGCCATTTCAAACTCTATTCTAGTTTTGAATGAACTATTATCTAGAGGGCCAAAATCACAAATTTCAACTTTAGGATTACTTGGTTGATTAATTTTCTCTTTAGTACAGGTTGATAGCACTGCTATAAAAAGTATGCAGCAAAGCAATAATCTAGTGTTCATTATAGTAAGGTTGTACTTATAATTAGTTTACAGCCTTAGCAGGACGTCGATTATTTTTTGCATACTGAATCTGCAGCATAAGTCATCAGGGGGGAATTTCCTTTGTGTCTCACCTTATACCCCATCCCGGTTACTATACCTACTGCTGAAGTGAGAGCTTGGTTTGATTGGTATTTTGGGTCGGGATTAATATCAATATCAATCCAGGTTGCTTTAATGTTTAATTCTGATCTTAGCAGTTCTGCTATTTCAACTGAAAACCAAACTTCGTTTAGTAGCCTTGGTGTGTTTTCTCTTTCTCTACCTGTGTTAAATTTTGAGAAAAGAACATGAGCTCCTTTTCCGGGCTTGTACAGCCCCACTACCAGGGCGTATACTGTTGTGAGTAATCTATTTTGAGAATCGCATCCAATTAAAACTTCAACTCCGGGGTTCCTTTCTGTGTAATCTTTTACGTATTTAACTAGGTCTACTCTCTGCTTAGTGGAGAGTGTTTTAAACTCTCTTTCCATAGTCTTTAATTTTTACGTTTTACCAATCAGTAGTCTCACCAAGAATCGAACTTGGATCCACTGCTTAGAAGGCAGTTGTTCTATCCGTTGAACTATGAGACCAAAAAGGAAGAGTTGCTAACGAGCTTTGAATCTTACCTACGCACTGTGAGGTATCTCGTCTTCTTTGTTCGCATTGCCTGTTCATGGTGCACCAATTCCAGGTTGCCGTGCGTGTCAGTGTTATAACAACTCTTCAAATCGTTTCGTTATATTCTTATCTATTTTGATCTCCTGCTTTTTTAATAGCAAGGATTGCTTTATCTACTCTTGAATCAACTTTCTTAGAGAGTTCTTGAATTTTTTGATCTGTACTTTTTGATACACTTCCTAGAGTTTCTGTTATATCTCTTATATCTTCTCTAAATGCTCTAACTTCATCTCTCATCTTTCTATGATCTATAACTACGTATATAACCGTAACAATCATTATACCTAAAAGAAACATTGAGATTGGGTGTGGTAGTGATGATACTACTACTTCATCAGAAAAACCAGGAAGTGTTTGTAACAGATACATAATCTTTAATTTTTGGTTTATAAAAAGGTATAGTACACTCTTAATATTGACTCCGACTCTTTTTCAAGCCAGCACCTCCGAAATGACGCTGACGTTGGGATAGGAGAGTCTAACCTTTTTTCAAAGTTAAACAATAGAATTGAACTATAACACAACTCTATATCGAAAGCATACTATTGTGGATGATACTGGAATCGAACCAGCGCTTCAAGAGTCGGAGTCTCGCGTCCTGCCATTAGACGAATCACCCATCAGATCTGAAAAGATCTTTTCTGTTGACCCTGCTGGACTCGAACCAGCTACCCGCAGATTATGAGTCTGCTGCTCTAACCTGGTGAGCTAAGGGTCACTGTTAATATTTTAAATATAGTGACTATTTATAAATATACAAACGGTTTCAGTATCTTTAACTTAAATTTTTAAAACATGAAAGAACAAGTATTAGGCCTAGTAAGACACGCTTTAACTTTTGTCGGCGGTATTATCGTCGCTAAAGGACTTCTTGACGAGGCTCTTTTTCAAGAAGTACTCGGCGGAGTTATGACTCTAGTCGGTGCTGTTTGGTCAATTGCTTCTAAGAAGAAAGCAGCTTAATCTAACTGTTCTCACTTTTTAATGAGCCGGCTTTATGCCGGCTTTTTTTTGTACTCGGTACGGGAATCGAACCCGTATCTTATCCGTGAAAGGGATACGTCCTAACCGTTAGACGAACTGAGCGTGTTACTCCGACTGGGCTCGAACCAGGAACTGCAGAATCAAAATCTGTCGTGTTACCATTACACCACGGAGCAATGTAGTAGAGTAGACAGGGCTCGAACCTGCACGCACTTGCTCCCAAAGCAAGGGACCTACCATTGGTCAACTACTCTATTAGAGCTCCCATCCGGAATCGAACCGAATTATCTTGATTACAAGTCAAGTGCATCGCCTGCAATGCTTTGGGAGCTGTTAGCGCGGATGGTAGGACTCGAACCTACAACCTTCGGTTTTGGAGACCGCAACTCTACCAATTGAGCTACACCCACGTTTCTACTTATTCAATATGTCAATGATCTTCTTCTTTATACCAGCTTCTTTCAGACCCTGGTTATCTTTAGTTCTAACAAACTTATCCCTTGCATCTCCCTTGTCTAATAGGTCTTTTAAGTCTAAGTCGTCTAGAATAACAAACTGTTTTAAATCAAAGTGATTAATGAAATCCAGCACTTCATTTGCTCGGTTTTTTTCGAGCCAAGAAAAGCTTACAGGTTTATTCTTTGTAACAGATCTTGGCATTTTATTAATACCGTTATGCTTAAAGATTTCAGCTAACTGAACTAATCCCCAATGGTGCCTCCAATCAGAACTTACTACAATCTCTGCTTCTGTTTCTTCTACTATTTCGTTTAGGATCTTAACGCATTTCTCATCGAAAGGATAAGGTACTCCGAGTTCTTTTGCCCATTCGTATTTTTTCCAAAAGTTAACTCTATTCCTCATAAATTGCTCTTCTGTTGCTACTACTCCGTCGATGTCTAAAAAAATTACTTTCATATACTTCAGTTAATAAAAAAGCCCCAGATTTTTATATCCAGGGCTCTTTGTAAATTCTTATATTGGTAAAAGTTATCTTACAATACATGCCCTGTTGCTTACTGGTTCTTGCCAGCTAGTCGTGGGGGTTGTGTATGTGTTAGATATCTTCATATGATTGTTACTTGTATAAATACACTTGATAAATAAAAAACGACCTGAGACTACAGTCTTTATGTTAACTCTTTTGCAGCATTATTGATTCTCTGCTTGTCCAGTACCTTTTGAGCACTATGTTAACAATGCCGGTTGTTAGGTCAACCACCCCTTGAGGTGCTTTTATTGTGGTCTACTCTCTTCTTACTCTAACCGTTCTACCCTGCCGGGCAGATAAGTCCTTGCGGGACTACGATCTTTTCATAAGAATCATTATTGGCTTGCGACCTTTAATGGCAATGGACAACCCATTACTGTGTAGGCATCTTTCGACCGCACCTGGCAAGCGCTTAAGCTTATTATGTTATTGTAATTTTGCAATCCAATGCAAATAAGTTTGACTTGTGGATTATAGAAGTAGTGGCTTGCCCTGAGCCTGCTCAGCTTTTGGCCGAGTTGATACTCAACTACTCCTTGAGATGTCCCCATCTCGGTTAACTTTAGACTACTTCATTACAACACCTTGGTAGGTAATCGTAAAGGATATTAGCAGCACCACCTGTTCTACATCTTACCTTTCGGTTTTAAGTACCCTTTCAGTTCTGGGCGTCGCAATAATATGGTTGGATAAACTATATGTCTTGCATGCACCCTTCGGGTTAATCTTATTGCTCTTCCGAGCTCAACCAAACGACCCACATCGCTTAGTCTACCAACCACTTTCCCTACAGTGTTACCCTCAGTACTAAAGGTCAGTAGATATCCCGATTGCATACTCGAGCTCCTTCCGAAAGGAGCCGCAGATCCACTCAGTCAAATGAATCCACTTTATACCGGTTTCCCGGTTTATTTAACGACTATATGCCGCCGACTGCTATTTACTACCGATCTTACTCTCGCAAGCGATTTCAGACCTTCGAAGGGATAACAGTATGTCAAAGAACTTCTGTTGTTATCTTCTTATCTATAAATTAAAGATAGCTTCTTTAATTCAGACTAACAACTTTTTTTTAATTTTTTTTTTAAAAACCCATTCCCATATCCATCATCCCAGATCCTTCCTTCTTTTCTTCTTTCTTGTTAAAGATTACGGATTCGGTTGTAAGGATCGTACCAGCCACAGAAGCAGCATTCTCGATCGCAATACGCACTACCTTGGTCGGATCAAGCAATCCAGCTTCGAAAGCATCGACTACTTTACCAGCTTTGGCATCGTAGGTGCTGTTACTTAATCCGGACTGCATTACTTCTGTTGCAATTTCATGCCAGTTCTCAATACCTGCGTTAGCAAGGATTCTAACAAAAGGAGCTTTACATGCTCTTAGTAGAATTTGTTTACCGATATCTTCACTGTAATCGCTACCAAGAGTAATATTGTCAACAGCTTTATTAACTGCTTTATACAGAGCAATACCTCCGCCTGATACGATTCCTTCATCAAGAGCTGCTCGGGTAGCAAATAGTGCATCCTCTACTCTATCTTTCTTTTCTTTTATTTCAAGTTCACTATTACCTCCAACTGAGATTACTGCTACACCTCCGACAAGCTTTCCGAGCCTCTCTTGTAGTTTTTCTTTGTCGTAGAAGGAAGCTGCTTTTTCGATCTGATCTTTAATGTCTAAAGCTCTTTGCTGAATAGCTTCTTTACTTCCAACTCCATCAACAATTGTTGTTTTTTCTTTTTCAACTGTTACAGTTCTAGCTTTACCTAAATACTGTTCAAGTACATTGGCGTTAATTTTATCTAGCTTATGTCCTTTATCTTTAGACAGTACTTGACCGCCTGTAATGATTGCTAGATCTTCAAGTGCTAAGGTTCTTCTTTCTCCGAACTCCGGTGCTTTTACTGCAACACCTCTTACAATACCTCTTGCTTTATTCACAATTAGGGTAGCTAGAGCTTCTCCGTCTATGTCTTCCGCAACAATTAAGAGAGGTTTATTCTCTGCATTAGCTTTAGTCATTACAGGGAGTAATTCAGCTGCTGTTGTAATACGGCCGTCGTACATAAAAATATACGCATCTTCAAGAACAGCTTGCATAGTGTTATTGTTCGTCACAAAGTAAGGAGATTTGTATCCTCTATCAAATTGCATACCTTCTACTGTCTCTAATTCAGTTTCACCGGTCTTACTCTCCTCGATAGCAACTACTCCATCACGTCCAACTTTTTCAAGAGCTGTTGCGATTAAGTTTCCAATCATCTCATCGTTATTACCTGAGATAGTTGCAACTTGTTTAATCTGCTCTTCGGTATCTAGTTCTTTAGAGACTTCTTTTAGTGCAGCTACAATCTCTTTTACTGCTTTATCTATACCTCTTTTAACTGCAACAGGACTTACTCCCTGGTTAATTGCTTTCAAACCTTCTTCTACAATAGTTGCGGCAAGGAGAGTAGAAGTTGTTGTACCGTCTCCAGCTTCATTAGCTGACTTGATGGATACTTGTTTAACAAGTTGAGCACCGATATTTTCAACCTCGTCTTCGATTTGCGAGAAAGCCTTCGCAACAGTAACGCCGTCTTTAGTAACTTTAATTCCATTTACGTTATCTTCAATTAATACTGTTCTACCACCAGGTCCTAGTGTTGATGAAACACTGTTGTTTAATTTCTGGATTCCTTTTAGTAGTTTGTTTTTTAATTCAATTCCAAATAAGCTGTCAACCATTTTTTATAAATTTTAATTTTCTGAAACAATGCCGATTACTTCTACAGTTTTACAGAGGAAATACTCATCACCTCCTAGTGTAACTCTCATACTACCTACTTTAGGAATAAGCAATTTGTCACCTACGTCGAACTTTGTTTGAACAAATTGACCGGTTTGAAAGTTATAAAAATCACTATACGCGATTACTTCGCCAATAGCTGGTTTTTCTTTTCCTAGATCAGGAATAATAATGTTGCCTGCAAGGATCTCTTCCTCTTCTACAGGCTTGAGCAAAACGTATCCGTTTAGCGGTTTTAATACACTCATACTTTTATTTTTAATATAGTAAAATTATTTCAGTTCTTCAACTATTTCTAACTCGGGAATAAGCTCTACAAAGTATATCATATCTTCCTTTCTCAAAGCCACGTCAGCACCTGTAAAGTATTTCCAGGCTTCAATATTAGGGTTATACTCTGCTTTAACTTTCTTTTTAAGAATGTAGAGCTTGTCGTCGAACTTTATAAACTCGTTTCTAAACATAGAGATAATGACAGGTCTTTTATGTGTAACTTATTGTATTTGTACTTTCTTAGGTGCTCTCTCTTCAGCAAAAGGAATAGTTAATGTTAATAATCCTTTCTCTAGCTTTGCTTCAATTTTGCCAAGATCAAATTTAGTAGCTATTTTCCAAGCTAGGTCAAAAGAGCTTTTTTTAATTCCTCTGTAAATAGCAGTTTTTTCGTCGTCGGGTTTTTTATACCTAATACGGAGAATATCTCCTTCAGTTAAAATTTCAATTTCCTCTTTATCGAGGCCTACTGCTGCTACTTCAATTGCAATACCTGTCGGTGTTTCGTAGATGTCTGTGGGATGGGAAACTTTCTGGTTAATTCCAGAAAAGTGGTTTGAGTCTTTAAACAGATCCTTCCATAGAAGGTCGAATTCGTCCAGTGTGAATGGTTTAAACGTCATAGTTTTAAATTTGTGCTCCCCTTAGGTGAGCGAGTTAATAAATATGTAACCGAGACCTGTCAAGTATCTCTTGCTTATATAAATATACGTAGTAAAAAAAAGAAAGCCAACTTTTTTAGCGGCTTTTCAAATAGTTTGTAATCACTCCTCCGAGAACTGCTGCCTCTACTTCTAACTCTCCAATTTCACTTCGAGTTAACTCTCGTTTCTTTTTAGTGTATTCGACTCCGAGAGTACCAATGAGTTTATTCTCAATACAGAAAATTGCAAATCCATAGTAGCTTTTACATCCGGTTTCATCAGCTAAGTATTTCATTCCGTAGTTTTCAGTATCAGGGTCTTTAAAATCTGGAACCGCTAAGTACCCTTTATCGTATACCTCGGCTGTTGTTTTTGCAAACAGAGAAACTGGTATATTCTGAAACATCATCTTAGTAGGAGGGATATCTGGTGCTGTTACTTCGTAGAAGATAGAAAACTTCTGAATAGATTTACCTGTTGGTGCGTAGTGTCCTCCGTTATGAAATTGAGTAATCCAAACTCGATCAGCTTGGTACCTGTCTTTGATTTCTTCTATTTTATGATCAATCGCTCTAGAGAAATTAATCTCTTCAGCAACAGTGTCTTTTTTCTGAGATTGTCTTGCTTTTATCCACTGTACGGCTATTGGCCCAGCGACACCTGTTAAAAAAGCTCCTAAAATAGTTGCTACTACTTCTTGATTCCAAGTCATTATAAGTACGGGATTTACAGTTTTTAATACTAATAAATAGTATAATTTTTCCGTATTTAAAAAGTACTCTGCTTTTCGAATAAACTTAAAGCTTTCTCATACTCTACGTTGTAAACCTTCTTATTTTTTTGACCTGATATGATTTCAAGTTCGCTACATAAAGCAAGGAATTCGTTAATATCCTTTAAAGTACACTGTACTTTTGCGTTGGATGCTAAAGCTTTTAGCTTTGCATTAGAGATAACGGATTCACCTTCTTTTTTTCTTCCGTTTTGAAAATATAAACGAAGTAATGTTAGATTTAGTTCTAGTTGTTTATATTTAGGAGTTGCTAAGACTTGCTTCATTTCTGAATAAGAAGTCCATTTATAGTATGCGCTAAAAGCTACTCCAATCAGTATAATAAGTTCTAGAAAAAAGACCATCACGGCAAATGCCAAACTATTCTGTTGAATCTTATCTTCTTGCTTTGTTAACTTACTACCTGTTTTTTGCTCAAGAATAGCAATACGGGAATCTCTTTCTTGCTCGTATTTCTTAACATCTGCTTCTAACTGCTTAACGGTATTTTGTTGTCGTCTACTAAGCACACCATCTTCGTCGTTTTGTTGTATTGCTTGTATTTGCTGTTCTTTTAAAGCTATACGCTGCTGGTATACTGCAGTTATAGAGTCTGCTCCTCTAGTCTGTATTGTATCTAGTTTAGACTCTACTGTAGCACTTGTATCAATCAACCTATGTGCTCCGTTTAAAGATAGATAGAAAGATCCAGCAACTAAAGTAAGACATACTATAATACCCGATGCTATGTTTACTGTTAATCTTTTTAGACGTAGTATAGTTGCTGTAAGCTGTTCAAAAGCAAATCTCTTAAACAACTCATACCCTGTCATAAAGAGTATAATAAAAACGGAAAAGAATAGATCTTGTCCGGAAAATAAGCTAGGTATACTATTGGTTACATCCTTAATAAAAAAGTAACTAAATAGTATTAGAAAAATATTTCCTAGAAAAGAAAAGTAATACAGAGTACTACTTAGGGGCTTGAAGTTTTTTTCGAAGTTAAAAGTTTCTAGGTCTGTTTTTAACTTGTTATACTTATCTAGTTTCATAATTTTAGAATTCTTCTATGATTCCTAATATTTCAGCGCCAACCAGTAATCCTCCTGCTGCATTAAAATACCACTGATCGGCATACATAAATGCGAAGCCAGCAAATACTCTAACAATGGATTTAGCTATGCTGATTCTAAAATGCCAGGTTGATTTACTTTCTTTCGGTTGCATTAGTAGTTGGTTTTATTTTGAAACTGTCCGTTATATAGTTCTGCAGGAGTTGGATTTTTAATCATATAAAGCTGACACACTCTAGCATTCTCTTCAATGAAAATTGTATCCGATTCTACAAACATTGTTGTTCCCATTGTTTCAGTTTCGAAACCTGGATCCCAGATAGGACTGTTTATCTTAGCTCCTCCTCTGTAGATAGAAGATCTAGATGTGATAAAACCAGTTGCATTAGCAGGAATCTTAATACCTTCGTTAAAGGTTAATGCGTAGGGACCTTTTGTAAGTCTCCACACTTTCCTCCCGTCTATATTCTGAAGAGGTACTCTATCAAAACTTTCTGGTTTGACAATGGTTTTTTCTTTTAATACCATGATTCCTCCGAGTATTCTTTCAATCTTCTGAACGGATAAATCTATACCGACCTGATTGACTTTATGCAAGCTCTGTGGGGCTACTAGATGTGCTAGTACTTCTTCTCCTGTTAGTAACATATTAGTTTAAATTGGCTCTATAGAATGTGATTGCAATAAGTTTTGTAGATGTATGTAGTAAACATCCCGGGTTGTTGATTCTAAAATATCTCCTACTTCAAACTTCTTTTCAAAATCTCCTGATTTGAGTAGGAAAGGACTGAGTACTCTAAATTGTCTAGTTCCTTCGTAGACATACTGTGATTCTAATACAGGAGTGGGGATTGTCGGAGGTGTAGTCTGTGCATAAGGAAATACTTTGTTAAGTACTTGACGTCTTTTATTACATCCACAGTCTTCTTTGCCCATAGCTCGAGCTACACCTTCTGCTACTTTATCTATTCCTATTGCATGAGTAATTTTTGCAATAGTATCTCCTAAACCTTCGCTAGGATTTTGAGGGTTAAAATCTTGTGACATATCTATAAATAGTTAAAATTAGCATTTATTTACTGCGTTTCTTACGTACATATAGAACTCCTCACGGCATTCTGGCTCGTTAAGGAATGCTCCGGAAAGCTTAGCTGTCTGCATAGAAGCACCTTGATGCTTAACTCCGCGGCATGATACACAACTATGTTTACTGTCTACAACCACCGCTACTCCTAGGTTATCTGGTATAACAGTATTCAGGGTATCAAAGATCTGCATAGTTAAATCTTCTTGAATCTGACCTCTTCTAGAATACTGTTCTACTATTCTGTTTAATTTAGAGAGTCCCATTACTTGCTTAGATTCTCCTGGTATGTAACCTACGTGACATACACCTAAAATCTGCTGATGGTGATGTGCGCATTGAGAGAATACCGGAATATTAGTCTCTACAATAATACCGTCGTAGTTCGAAGGAAAGGTTGTAATCTCACTCATAAGATCGTACCTACCTTTCCAGAGATCATTTACATAGGCCTTAGCTACGCGCTTAGGTGTATTCTCACTATTCGGATCACTTTGCCAATTAACACCGAGGGCGTTTAGGAACTTACCGTAGTGGTGTGCTGCTTCAGTAATAATAGCATCTTTTTCTTCTGAGTTTAGAGAGCGATGCTCTCCTTTGTAAATTAAGTTTGCTAATTGAGTAGAAACTCCGTTAGCAAAACCTACTGTAGACTCTTCGAGTTTTTCAATATTAACTGTTAACGGTTTTTGCTTGTTGCTCATATTTCTTTAATTGTTCTTTTAATTTATCGATTTGTTCTTGAAGTTCCAACGTTTTTTGGGAATGCAAAGTAATTAATCCTACAATATTAACACTCACTACAGTTTCAAACTGAGTGAATCTGAACCATACGTAGGCTTGTGCACCACAGAGTGTTAGCAGTACTATTGTGAAGATGTCAAAGCTCATTTATTTTGTTTTAATTTTTATCGTAACATTCTTTACATAATTGTCCTGCTCCTTCAACGTACCCGTACCTGAAGTTAATATTAACATCGTAAGTGTAAGGAGTTTCTTTGCCGCAGATAATGCAATGCTCTATACTGTTAGAGTTTAACTCTCCTGGAACTTCAATACCCCAGCAGTTTGGGCCGCCGTCGTAAGTCATTCTCTTACTCCAAAGGTCCGGTGCTTTTCTCATAAAATAACCTAGGTCGTAGTTATTAGGAAGCAGTAGTGTAAGTCGTCTTAGAACCTCGTAGACATCTTCTGGTGTTTTAGCTTTTTTAAGCTTTTCTTCTAGGTTTGTAATAGCATTAAGAGTGTGCTGGTTAAAGGTGGGAGTATTCATAATTAAACATTTACTTTTCTAATTGTTGTATGTAGTTTAATAATCTGTCTTTAGGTGCCCATCCTAATCTTTCTACAGCATCACTATTAACACGTAAAGTCTTTCTATAATTACCTTGTTGCTCTGGGATGTTTATTGTTTCACATCCGAATTTATCGCAGAACATTTTAGCTACTTCGTTTACAGAGTAGTTACATCCTGTACCTAGCTCCCAAGCATCTTCATGCTTCTCATCAGACTCGGCAACTCTTATAAGCCCATCTACGATATCTTGAACGTGTGTGAAATCTCTACGTTGCTCTCCATCACCTACAATCGTCAGTTTCTCATTATTCTGAAGCTGTTTTCTCCACACCCCGATTACTGCAGCCATATGACTGTCTACTAGCTCACCAGGACCGTATACATTATAGAATCTAACGATTTCTGCGTTAAGCCCAAAACATTTAGTGCTCATCTTTATCCACTGCTCTCCCATGTACTTTGTCATAGCGTAGGGGGATAATTCTGGGTTGTGGTGTTTAGATGATGATCCTGCGTATATAAGTTTAGCGCTTACTTTCAAAGCGTAATCAACTACCTGTCTAGTTCCCTCTACATTAGAGGTAAAAGTTTGTCTAGGTTGTGCAAAAGAAGGTTGAATTCTACTTAACGCGGCAAGATGAAAAATATACTTATAATTCTTTAAAGCAACATTTTCCATGGCTCTTACATCACCTCCTAGGAAATTTGCACCTATCAGGTCAACATCCTTGGCTTCTTTTCCTATACTTAAATTATCTATTACATCGACATTATAGCCTCTGAGTAGAAGCTCTTTAGTTAGGGCATATCCTACAAAGCCACATCCTCCGGTTACTAGTACATTTTCCATAGTTTATACATTTAATGTTTTATTCCAAGCTGCAATATGCAAACGAGTTAATCCTCTAAAGCGGTATTTTTTAGCCATTTCAAGACAGAACTGAGTGCGTTCTTCAAAATCAGCTACATCGTCTAATCCAGGCATACAAACTATATTCTTAAGAGGAATATTTAACGGAGTTACAAATTCTTCAAATATCTCCTTAACATCTTCTTCGGTACTGATAACGAATTTAAACTGGTAGTTTTTATGCTCCATAATACGCTTAAGAGCTGCTTCATTAAAGCGTTGTGATTTAGTCATCCCCGAGTTTGCTAGCTTAGGAGAGCAATTAATCTGGTCGAGCATTTTAAAGAGAGGTTCGTCAATATAGACTGTGCCGTTGGTTTCAATCTCGTAATACGGTCTGACAGTGTTATCGAGGTGTCTTGCAAGCCAGTAATTGGTAAAGTTAACGATTGATTGTTGATGTCCTTTTATTGTCGGTTCGCCGCCAGTCCAAATAATATGAACATTGCCATCTAGAATATCCTCGTAAACACCTTCTTCTTTCCATCGGTTAATTAGGTATTCGAATTCTTTATCTTCTCCTCTCCACAACCACTGGCTTGTACTATCACAAGTCCAGGTTGCTTTACCTTCAGCATGTAAGTCTCCTATAAAGATTTCTCCATCTTCTAGCTTCTGCTCTTTAGCTAACATATTAGTGAATACTCTACTCATACCGCAAGTAAGGTTGCAGATACCTAAACGAACAAAGTAAGAAGGTATTCCCGAAGAGATGCCTTCACCTTGTATTGAGTAGAAGTCAGAGCTGATTAATAATTTTTTTGGATCTATTTTACTCATAATTTACTTTTTTGTTCTTGTATAAATTGAAGATAAGGAATCCATTTTACATATGTAAGTTCTTCGTCTGGGAATCCTAATAGTATATTGCCGGTTTCGTCTTTTGCTATCATAGTAAATCCGAAGCCTTCACATATCATATGAATTCCGTATTCAGGTTCTAGAGCTTCTGCTTCTTTTTCGATATCGAAATCCCAAGGAAATTCCGGGTCATTTATTTCGCAGTATTGTTTACTAAACTCTGCCATTTGTAATCGTTTTTATATAATTTAAAACAAAACTAACATTAGGCCATTCGGTTACTGCTGCAAAAAAACTAAGGTGTTTTTCTCCGCAGAGGCCTATTGCATGTTCTAAAGCGTGCAATACTTCGCTCATCAGTCTTGTCTTTGTTTTTCTTTAATCTGCTTTCTACGAGCAGCTTTCTTAGAGATAGTCTTTTCTTTCTTCTGCTCTTGAACTTCTTGCTGTTCAGTTTTTTCTCGAGTTAAAGCTTTCCATTCGGATTTAGCTACATACTGCCATTCTCTGCCTACCATGTTGTAAGCTTGTTGATCTGTAACACGGATAATGTTTCCGGTCTTTTCGCTTTTTAAACACTTCATTGGTTATTCCTCCATGTTTTAGGTTATAGAAATTTTGAAATTTGACTTAGACGCTCTTCTACCGTGCCTCTTAGTACCACTACTTTTTCTTCTGGGATATGTTGCTTTATAAATTGTATGATAATATCGTCAATCTTACTTTGTAATTCTTGCCAAGCTCCACCGGGCCTACCTTCATCTATAACATAACCAAACTCAATAGGTATGTAAAAAAAGTACTCTACCCGGTCTTTAGTTTCCTCAAACAAATTTATAATTCCTTCAACATCTACATCGGGTGCTAGTATTTGAGAGTATATAATACAGTCAATTACGCTTCGAGTACTAATTACGTTCTTATGAGTAAGGTAATTCTGATATGCCCAAGCAGAAAGTTCGTTAATTACGTATTGCTGTTCGTCGAGAGAAAAATCTAACGATTTAGCAATCTTAGTTACCGGCCTTGAAAATCCATCTGTAACATAGTAATCTGGATAGTGCTTAGCAACTTCCTTAAGCAGAGTACTTTTGCCTACTCCGTGAGCTCCTAGTAGTATTTTCATTAAGTCTTTTGTTAAAGATAAGCTTTATTATTGGAACTGCCAAACTTTAGTAAAGAAATATTTCCAAGATTCTAAGGAAGTTCTCCTCAGTAATGCATAAGCATGATCCGCATTAATAGTTATATTCTTTGTCCTAACCTCAGCTACTACTCTACCGGAATCTAATTGTGGGATTACTTCATGTATAACACTACCGCAGTCCGGATAGTCTGCTTGCTTTCCAGCAATTGCTTCTTGCATATTAAATCCTTTTAACTCAGGATACTTAGTTATAAGAGCAGGATGTCCATTGTAGATACTACCTGCGTATCGACCAAAAAACCCTGCTGGAATTATTCTCAAGTAACCGTGTAGTGTTATAAGTTTCTTGCTCAACAAAGTTTTACTTAGGTAGTCTTCTAAGACAGGCTTAAACGGTATAATCATTATGTCTACCTCATTCTGCTTAAATATCTCCAGGTTTTCTGCTGTTATCTTACCTAGGTTATTGGTTACAACAAGACTGGGGAGATACCCAATCTCTTTACTTATAGCTATTACTTCAGATCCAGTTTGAGAAATAAGTACTCCCCAGCTTTCTTGCTTTTTCATATTACTGTCCCATTGCTTTTTTAGTGTATACTTTTGCATCGATTAATGCTTGTGGTATTAAATCCAGCCTAGTAGCACGTACAGGGTTGATATCTAAAGATCCTCTTCTAGAATACAGTAACATTACAACACAATCTTTTACTTGAGGAACACTCGTTAGAGCTGTAAACAGCTTTTCACTACAAAATTCATGAAACTCATTAACTTCCCTCAAGGCTATAACCTCTTTTAATAAGGATTGTAAATCTAAAATACCACCCTCAGTTTTAATGTGAAAATAAGCTGCTCCAGTATCTTTCTGCTTAGTATGTCGACATCTAGAACGTAGTGCGTTAGTGAAAACTTTAAACTCACTGCCATGCCCTTCTTTTATTTTAAAATGAAAATTCTCGGCAGTATAGTCTGTTATCTCCATTTTCTCTAGCTTTTCATCGCCGATATAACCTTCCAGTAGCCTGTATCCTGAAGCTGGATCTGCTTCTACTAGTACGTCAAGCTCATCACCAGGTCTAAAGAATCCAACTTCAACCGGAGCTTGAATAGCTTCTGAAATATCATGTTTAACTTGAGCTTCATATGCTGCGATTGCTTCTTTAATGGTACCTCCCATCTTACACATATCAAAAGTATTCAAGTAAAGTTTAAAAGATTTAGACTCTACCATAAACTCTGATGATGCAGGATATACAATTTTTAAAGTTCCAGCTACAGGAAGTCCGTTGTTAAGTAGGAAAGTAGCTTCGTGACAATGCCATGTATCGTATCCTACAAACTCGTCCCCTTTAATGCCCCAATCTTCTCTAGCTAGCTTTCTAGGCATCGGCACTAGGAAAGAAGAATCAAATTTATCTGTTGTGATTGCGTAACTGCCCTGTTGACCTAGGTGCTTACTTGCAATGTCGTTCATTCCACTCATAGTTTTTTTCCTTTTATAATTTGACGAATAGTTAAGACGTTATGTGAGATAGATCTCATTTGATCTGGAGTTATTGTTCTATCCAGGTTATCGGCAAGCTTCTCTTTAGGTTTAGGTTTGTCTGTTCCTCCCCAGCTAAAGTTAATATCGTTCCAGCCGTATACAATAGGTGCAGAAGAATCTACAGAGTAGATAAGTTCTTTATCCTCTTTTGTATAGAGTACATACTCGGAATAATTTTGAAGACCTAAGAGATGCACCTGTAAGTGATTATCCTTCAATACGTTCTTCATATGCTGAAAGACAATATAACGTATGTTATGGTAGTCTGTGCCTGGAATGGTATCGTAAGGCATAGCTACGATCTCAATTGCTGGGCATTGTCTTTTCCAGTAGGTAATCTCGTTAAGAGATTTGTATAGCTCTCCCATATTGGTACCTTGTATAACAGCAATAAGCTTGAAAGGTATTCTATGTAAGCTTCCATATCTGTTTTCTAAAAACGAAAGGAATGCTTTTAAGAACTCGATAGTTTTATCACAATCGTTAACCCAGTCGGGAACTACTACATGGGTAGGTTTAACGCGTTCTGCTGCTTCAATTAAGATTTCAAAATCAACAGATTTTCCTAATTCAAAAGCACTATTATCTAAAATAGAAAAAGTTGCATTTTTACACTTTCTAATATAGAAGTCTGTATACTCTTGATCTTGTCCAATCAAGTGAGCTAGCACATAAGGGTAGTCGTTAATAAGGTCGTGAATAGGAAATAACTGCTTTGGAATTTCGTGGCTAATTAAGGTCATTTTATTTTATTTTTGATATTCTGCTAATACTTTTTCAACATGCTCTTTAGCTACAGTCCATTTTACAGGCCCAGTTTCGTCAGCATAAGCTACAGGATCAGGACGACCTAGCTTAATAAATGCTTCAATACGCTCTACTGATGCTGCTGATTTATAGTCTGAATACCAGTCTAATTCAGTACTAGCATTTGTTGCGAAAGAGATCGGCTTGTAGCTGGTATTAGTACGTTTATATACTTCGTTAAAATCTAAACCTAGTGCTTCGCAGCATTCTTCTCCATCTTTTAAAATATCAAATTTATTTAGTTCAAGATAAGGAGTATAGTGTGATACTAAATGCGAATCCCAATTACCAATTTTAAATGCTTCAAAATCAGCATCACGAAACTCTTGTCTACAATCAGGATAAATTGCATGATCGCCGGCATGTATTCCCATTGCAATAACTACCTCTTGACCTACAGCACAATCATCTGTAATCGTTTTTGTTGCAATTGAAAGTGCTACTGCTTGAATAAGTGAAGCAAAGATTTTATTACGGTTAGGAACAACGGTATCTTTCATATTGTCCTGCTCATAATGTCCTTCTGGAACATCCCATCCTCCTTCTACGAGAGCAGAATTAAGGAGTTTTGTTATTCCGTCAATTTTAATAACCTGATGTCTTACAAAATTGTCTGTTTTTGTAAAAAACATTTTATCGTTAATATAACCCACTAGGGATTTAGCTCTTTCTAATTCGACTTTATGCTTTTGGCCATAGTCAAAACTAAGAGCTGTTACTTCGTAGCCGTTAGCTAGAAGGTGTAAAAGGAGAGTAGAGGAATCCATTCCTCCTGAAAGGCTGAGAACTGCTTGCTTTTTCATCTTTTAAAGTATATTGTTTGAGGAAGTATTTACTTATTAAACGCTTACTCCTCGTTCAAGCGTTGCATTTTATCTTTAAATTCTTCTTCTGTTAAATCTCTATAAGTAGGTCCTAAACCGTAATCCATATCTACAAGCACCCAGTCATTCTGAATTAAAAACCGGTCGTTGTGTTTTTCGTTCCATTCATATTCTACAAAAACTAAATACTCTTCGTAAGTCTTAAAAGGAAGTTGTTGTGTCATATTAGAATAATTGTCTTATAAGATAATTACTATTTACCGGTAAAGCAAATAAATCTTTATTTTTACCACATAGTTTAAAGTTTCGACCTTTAACGTAGTTTCTCATTTCGTTAAGATCGTAAATGTAGCAATGATTATTGTCTAGATCGTAGGTAAGTATGCTATCGGCCTTGGAGGTATAAAACCATCCGAGAGTACCGGTTGGGTGTTTAATTACTTCTAAGAAAGTAAATCCGTTCCTAATGTTAGTTTTAATATCTGCACGATCCCATTCTTGGGTACGTTTATTAAAAACTTCTACGTCAAAACCTTTCTTTTGCTTAAACTTATACTCTTGGTAATCGGTATAGTCTTTTAGTTCTATACCTCTCTCTAAAAGCTGTTCAATAACATTAACTTCACCTGCTCTACCTTTTTTGTAAGCTTGGGTACTTTCAAACTTATTCATAACTGTTTTATTTTTAATTTTCGTAAGTAGCGCTATTTCTTTCGTTTTCTCTAAACTCAACCTTTACTACCTTAACTCTACCTTCTGTTTCTTCTTGTACGAAAGCATTTACTTTTTCAAAAACAAATTTAGCAAATTGCTCTGCTCCTACAGCAGGAAGCTCTCTCAGCTGTATAACTCCTAAATGATCCATAGTTCTAAATCCGTTAATACCCGGGTCATCTTGTGCTACCAATGTTGTATGGTCAAACATATAATCCATCCAAACTTTAGGATTTTTACCATCTATAGTTCCTTTAGCTCGCTTCATGCCTCCAAAATCCCAAACCCAATTACGCTCATCTAATTCACCTTCGAACCAAATCTTAAAAGATACTCCATATCCATGTAAATACTTACAGTGCGTTCCTTCTGCTTTCCACTGCCTGAATACACAGCTATATCCGTCGAATACTTTTGCTGATGAAAACTTTGCCATATATTTTACTTTATTTTAATTTAAGACTTTAATGTCAAATCTTCAACTCCTCTCTCCTCCTCAAAACTAACAGGGTAGTTCTTTACTAAATGTGAAGGAGGAGCTTGCCGGACAGGTGTGTATTGAGAAGATATCTGCTGATATAAATCTAAAAGCGTACCATCGAAGTCTTCCATGAGTTGCTCTAGTACTTCTTTAGCTATTCTAGTCGACTTGGTTACTTGCTTTTTAAAGTCTTCAAGACGAGTAGCTTCATCTTTATGATAATCTTCCATAAGCCTTCTATACTTTTCCATGTAAAGGCTTTCTATCTCTCTTCGTTTTTCTAAATCCTGCACCCCTACCTGCCTATCTTCTAACTCATACAAAGCGTATTGAGCCATCCAATAATATGGAGAGTGGTCAAAATCACCGTTTTTTATCTTATCAGGAATAGGAGCGTAAGGATGTAAGGTATCCTTAACTTTGCAGTTTCGCCACCATTGAAAACGGTTATACTTTATCCGAACAAGTTCAGATAGTTTTTGCTCGATAAAAGGTCTTGGATGACGTATCATACCTAAATATAACTACTTAATCTTTATCTTTCAACTCTTCAAGGGTAGTACTCCCTTTCTCATGTCTAGGAGAAAAAGGACAATGGCGGCATTTAGATCCGCAACAATGTCCTCTTTCTCTATGATACTCTTCAGTCAGAACCACTCTACCGTTTTCAAGGTAGTAATGGATCCCTTCTATGAATGATTCTTTAGACGATTTCACAGGTCGCGCCAGCACAAGCTACTTGATCCATTAAATTTGTCTCGTCTGTCTCCTCGGTAACTTTAGTCATATCTAAAGAATGTAAGTGTGCTGCCATCTCTTCATACTGCTCTTCTGTGATAGTCTCAAATGGAGCTTGTTTGTAAGTTCCTAAGTCAGCCGGAAGTACTGATAAGGCTGAATAGAAGTTTCTATTTTTCCACATCCAGTGTCCTACAATTTCCCATTCTTCTGGTTTGATGGTAATAGTACAAGAGACATTATTTGTATTAGCACCGCTTCTGTGGCCGGCTCTTACCCACTCCATGTTGAACTTTTTAACTCTTTCGAGAAGTTCTAAAGCGCTTTCTGATCTAAGAATTGCATTTTTTGGAGCTGACTGAGGTACTGATACTACAGCTTGTATATTTGGTTTGAAAAACTCATCTTCTACTAACTCAGGATGGTTCTCTAAAAGGTATTTGTAGAGAGCTTCGTTCTTACCGAGTCTCATTCTTCTGATATAATGCTGGTCATGCCATGCGTGAATGCCGGAAGAAGAACCTAATACCATTGAAGAAGTACCGGAAGGTTTAACTGTTGTTACTCTCGCAGCTTTGTTTACTCCAATTACTTTAGCAACTCTTTCGTTTTCTTCTTTAGCTACTTTTGCAGCTTGCTTAAGATCGTATTTGATAACCTCTCCAGATGCAATACCGGTCATACCTACTCCGAGTAATGCATCTCTTTCAGTTGTTCTCTTCCAAATATCTCTTAGATAATGGAAATCGGTATAAGATGCTTGAAGTGTTCCAATGAATGCTGCTGCTTTAGACCTGTTGTCTAAATCTTCTTGACTTTCAATATCTGATGCGTTTATTTCACATAGGTTACAAAACTGGAATGGTCTTAGTGCAATTTCTGCGCAAGGATTTGTTCCAAAGTCTTTATCATTACTGAAAATAAATCCAGGTTCACCTGAGTTTGATGCTTTAATTTTTTCCCAAAGCTTAAAGAATTCTTCTTCGGTAATTTTATGTCGTAGAATAACAGCAGAGTTATTTGCACGACCGCGTTGTGGATTTTCCATCCACCATTCGCCGAATTTGCAAGTTAGCATATCTGCGTCATCAAAATCGAATAGGGAGATTAATGCTGCTCTTCTGATACCTCCTGATAGAACTGCATCTGCTAAGTGGCAAATAATATCGTGAGCTTCAATAGATGATAATCTATCTCCGTTCTTTTTTCTATCAAATATTTTTTGTACTTGGAATAAGCATTCTTTTAAAGGTTCTGCGCCGGGTGCTTTACCGCCTGATGTAATAAGTCGAGCTCCCTTCTGTCTGATATCTCTAAAGTCGAAAATAGGAAGTGCGTTAGTATACCCAAAGTAAGCTTTACAGAGCATTCTGATGGCATCTGCCCACCCTTCTATACTATCTCCTACAAGGTAACGTCTTTGTTTTGTAGGTAGCTTTATTTCGGGAAGTTTATCTATATGGTGAGTCTGCACTGAATAGCCTACTCCGCAGCCGGATAGTAGTAGAAACATTACTTCGGAGAAAACTCTATAATCGTCAACTGGTGCGTAAGAACAGTTAAAGATTCTTGCATTGTTAAGCTCAATTGGCTTTCCGGCAAATTGAAGAGAGCGCATAGAAGGTAAAACTTTCTTGTCGTAAACGAGCTGATAAGCTTCTTCTATCTCCTCTCGCAGTTGTGGGAATTTAGCTTGGTGCATTTCTTTATTTCTTGTTACTATCTCTTTCCAAGTCTCTCTTCTGTTTAACTCTGGAATATACTTAGCGTACTTAGAATGCACGGTGATGTCACTCAGGACCTGCTGCGGAAGATTCATTTTTAGCGATATTTTTTAAATTTTAGGAATAGAATAACCTTCTACAAATATATGTAGATTAAACCATAAAACCAATTTTTATTGAAAAAGTTATAAAGTTTTTCTACACTACTTACGCAGACGGTGTAGGCGTCGGACTTGGCGTGGCAGCCGGGGTGGCGCTGATGCTTGGGGTTGGAGGAGGGACGTCAGCGGCGATTCTTCCGCCATTACCTCCGGGAGATCCTCCTACTATTGTATCTTGAGAGGATTGTACAGATTGTACGTATGTATTTGCTCTCTTCTGTAGATCAGAAGACGGAGCAGCGGCCTGTTTAACTTGCTTTTCAAATTGCTGTTTTAGCAAATTATTTGCTGATAGTTGATTTATTTTGTCTAGTTGTGTTTTAGACTCTTTTTCGTACTTGTCCTGTAAACTGGCCATTATTTGTAGTTTAGATCTATTATAAATATCTAAGCGTTACTGAGATGGTCCTTGTAACTCAAAAAATTTCTTACTTAGAAAATCTCTCTCATCTTTGTTAAAGAGCATCGGATTACCGGATCCTGATTGAGTACTGCCAGATGGGAAGATAACATCGTCTCCTAACTCCTTATCTTGTATATCTATCGCTCCGGTAGAGGTATCCACTACTGCAGGATAGGTCATTCCATCCATACCGTATCTATTTTTCATAATATGAAAGCGACCTGTACCTCCAACTTTGTCTTGACGCTTTCTAGAAAGAGACATTGCAAAGTCAGCAATCATAATCTTATCGTATGAACCTGCTGCTTTATCTCCCTCGATAATTTCGTCTTTTGCACCTGCGCGATTAACTTGAGATACGGTCCAGATCGGTATTTTTAGTTCTCTAGCAAGTCCTTTTGAAGCGGTATATACGTCGTCAATCTCGTCTTTTCTCTCTGAGATTTTTCTAGGTGATCTTAGAAGATCAACATAGTCGATAATTACTAAGTCAGGCTTATACCCTAGATCGGTACATTTACGTATGTGCGATTCTATAGTGTTTATCGTAGCTTTACCCATAGGGTATTCTTTAATAATTAACTTCCCTGGTAAGGACTGTATAGTCTGTGCTACTTGTTCTCTATGTAAGTCTATTTGATCGACGGGTATCTTAGTGAAGAAAGCATCGTAACGTTTACCGACATATGATTGTGAAAGCTCTAGGGTGTAGTGTACTACTACTAATCCCATTTGTACAGCAGATGCTCCCATATGTACAAGCGACCAGCTCTTACCTCCTCCTGGATTACCGAATATCAATCCGAAATCGCCAGAACCTAGTCCTCCAGCTAGTAGTCTATCTACAACAGGCCATCCTGTAGCTACCGGACTTCTTTCTTCACCTCTATACCTTGTTTCGATATCTTTAAGGTACTCATGTCCTATATTCTTATCCTGACCTGCTTTTAGAGCTGAGTCGACAAGTACTCGAATTTCATCGTAATTGCCTATATTTAAAAGGTCGACTGAAGAGAGGAGTGCTTTCTTTAGCTGTTGATTCTTACAGAAGTTCGAGAATTCTTGTTCTACATACTCTTGATCATCGTAGGTAGCTTTATAAGCTTCCTTCAATTGCTCGACGACAGTGGTCTTAAGTACTTCGTTATCTATCTTCTTAACTTCAATCTTAAGGGAATCTAGCGTAGGAGTTGTATTGTACTTATAGTAGTATCTTAATAACTCTTTGACTACCCACTTGTGACTTGGATTATCGAAGTAGTCTTCGTCTAAGACATCGTGAATATTTTGTAGAAATTCTTTATGTTTCAGCAGTGAGGCTATAACCTTTATTTGAAACGAATTTCCATAACTTGATAACTGGTGGAGTGCTGTTGGCATATTTTATTTTAGATTATTCAAAAAGAACAAAAGTGAGGCCGAGAGGTAGAATGGACTTAAATTTGTCATCTGAATGGATCTCTATAATCTGTTCAGGGTAGAAGAATTTAACTTCTGCGTTTCTGTAGAGAGTAGCTTTACTGTCAGGGTCATTGTAGTTAGTAATAGAAACTCTTTTCTGATCTACGTTGTAAACTAATTTAAACATATAGCTTTTATTTTTTCTGTAATTTAAAATAACTAATTCTATTCAATTATCCAACTTTCTTCTTGTAGGCTTTTAGGTAAGTGAAGGTATCATGTAACCACATTTGGGGATTAGCAATACTCCCTCCTAGCATATCTTCATTGTACATCCTCAAGAAAGCGGCGTTGTTCATATCCTGTTGAGGGTCGTCTAGAACACTTCTTATAAGTTCTTTATTTTCTTCTGAAATTAAAGGTTCGTGTAGGTTCATTAGAGTCTCGTTTATCTCTAACTGCTTCCTGTATTGAAGTATGCTACCGTAGAGTTTATTTTGCTCTAATCGCTCTTCTGATGCTTCTAGTATGTGAGGTAGTGTGTACCTTGTTGACTGTTTAAACTCTGGAAAAAGTTTAAGTATCTTTTTTGCTTGAAGGCCTCTAATACCGGGTACATTATCTGATTGATCTCCTGCAAGTATTTTATAGTTTAAGTAATTTTGAGGAGTAATACCTAATTCATCTACCACTGCTTTAGGAGAGTAGAATTTCTTCTTTATAGGACTGTACAGCGTTACTCTGTCGTTGACAAGCTGTAAGTAGTCTTTATCGGAAGATACGATGTATACTTCTTCTTCTAACTGTTTAGATAAATACCCGATTACATCGTCTGCTTCTACCTTATCTACTATAAGTAAATCAACAGGGAGTTGTCTTAGGTAGTCTATCAGCCTTACAATCTGGTTTGTTATAGCTTCTGATTCTTCTTCCTTCGTATCAAACCCGTCCCAGTTGGTAACTCTGGTTAACTTTCTATTAGCTTTGTATTCAGGGTAGAGGTTTCGTTTTGCTGTAGATCCTCCTAGTCCATCGAATACTAAAATAACTCGAGTTGGTTTTATAGTTCGGATAACAAATCCTATAGACTTTAAGTACCCGGTTAGACCTCCTATATGGTGACCGTGAGCATTCAAATGCTTCACCATTACAAAGGATCTTAAAAAGGTGTTCATGCTATCGATTAAGAGAACCCTGCTATGTAAATGCAGGGTCTCTTGTTTCGATTCTTTTAGGCTATTAAATATAGCTTGGTATTCTTTATTCACTGTCGGATGCTTCAAATATGTCTTTAATATCTTCTTCTGTCTCTTCAACTACGTCAAAATCTTTACTGCCTAGTATCTGCAGCCATTCCTTTGAGTGTTCTTTTTTATAATTATCAATCGCTTTCTTATCATCAGGAATAAACCCGTGTACAGTCATGATAATTCTACCTTCAGTTGTTACACCGGTAATATGGTTCTTATCACAGCTAACTTTTGTTCTCTTAGCAAACTCAACGTTCTTACCGTTTTTAGTTGCTTTGATCTTATTAGTACCACTGTTAGATACATTACCGAATGTAATAATAAGTGAAGCGTCGAAGAACATGGTATCACCTCCTTTATTCTTCATCTTAGGTTGCTCCATCGGACTTCCGGGTTTTGCAACCCAGATCTTATTTACAGCAAGTAAGGTGTTAGTAAAAGGTTGAGATTCTTTTCTGGATAGTACAATCTTCTGATTGATAAAGTTCCCGAATTGTTGAGACATTGCTCCGGCGTTCCATTCGTTATTGTTCTTGTTGGATTCAACCGAAAGTCGGGATGGTATACTTCCTACAGAGTCCCATAAGAATAACAGGTCGTAAGGTAGGTTACCTTTCTTCTGCTCATCTAAAAGATCTGCGATAAAAGCTGCTACATCCTCGATAGTATTTAAGGATGATCTATCCACATAGATAAAGAATCCTTTATAGTCTACAACTTCGCCAGTATCGGGGTCTGCAATTTCATCTACTTGAAAGCCCATCTGTTTAGCATGTTCCCAAGACCATTTCATCTCGGTTATAATGAATACAGGTAAGATACCTTTCTTCTGTGCAGACACTGCTGCTTCTAGAAGGGCGGTTGTCTTACCTGTATCAGAATGTCCTCTAAGTAGTGTAATATGGCCCATCGGTATTCCTGGGATAGATAGAACGTCTTGGTAAGATTGGGATAGTTCAATCCACTTATCTTCTTTAAACTTTACATTCCCTACTAGGAATTTATTTTTCTTGAAACCTTCTAAATCAAATCCGCCTTTGATAGCTTTTGAAATAGTCGTATTTAACGATTCTTTAGCTTTTGCCATATTTTGTTTTTATTAGAACGGAAGGTCATTACCGGGAGTATCTTCTTTAAAAAGATCATCGAACTCTTTATCGATATCCGGCTTTTGTTTTACGTTTAGAGAATACTTACTGTTCTTAGGAGCAGCAGGCTGTGCTGTTGCTGGAGCTGGTGTTTCAGTCTCTTCCTCTTCTTCTGTAGCTTCAGTACTACCGGGGTTCAACCATTCGTAAAGACCTTGCTTAAGTTCTTCGTATGTCGGCTTTCTGTACAGCTCAATCGGATCTGGTTGTGTTTCAAGCCAGACTTTAAGCTGTTTAGCATCTTCAGAAGCAGGAGTTTGTTTAGTCTTAACACGAACTGAAGTCTTGTTAAACTGACGTCCGCTCTGATCAGGACCTACTGTCTCTACGATAAGATCGCGACCTTGGTAAGTATCGGTGTAATCTCCTACATCTTCGTCTTCTGCTACAGCAAGAAGCTCCATATAAACCTCTTTACCGAATTCCCAAAGACGTACGCCCTTGTCTTCTTCGCCTCTAACGATAACTGGTGCAAATACTCTCATCTTCGGTTCTAGCTTTTTAGCTAGTTTAAAATTCTCAACCGTGTAAGTTTGCTTTTTCAAGCTTTCTGAAAACTCTACGATTGGGTCTTTCTCTCCGAAGTTAACAAGAGAGATCATAGTACGGTTGTTAATACCGTAGTGGAAAAAGACTTCCTTAAAAGGATTTTCTTTATTCCATTTGGCAGGAAGCATCCTTACCTGGAATTTGCCAATTGGCGCTTTCCAAATTGACTCAGCGATCTTGCTTTTGCCACCGCCACCGCGGGTTTGCAAGCTGGCCAATTTTTGCTTAATTAAACTTACGTTCATAGCCATTTTGATGTATTTTAAAATTAAAAGTGAACATATATCTTAAACTAAGATAATGAAAAAAATGATAACAGCCAACTTTTTTTAGAGGCTAATTATCTTATGTATCTTAGTGCTTAGGAGGCGGATATCATCTCCCTGTGTTAGTAGTACTGTATTTTTATAATCCGCCCATGAAATTCTATAGCTTGTATCTAGAATCCCTTCGTTTAACTGCCTTATTAGAATGTTTAAGGCATTAATAGTATACAGTGTGTTTGATTCTTTCTTTCTGTGAAGAAGGATCGTATTGTTGAGAATATAAGGAGTTGTATTTTCTGTATCAATATTATATGTGCAGAGCAAATCCGTACAATCCTTAGACTCTAATACAAATATTTTATTGTACAGAATCTTATAGTGGGATTTAATCTGATCGAGAGTAGTGTCTAAACTCTCCTTTGATGTGAATGTACAAAACAGTCTATTCATATAATCAATACCGCTGTAGTCGAAATTATCTATCATAAATAGTTGGTTTTCATTAAAGAATCGTAATCCTTACCGTACTTTGCTTTTACCGGATATTTACTTTCTCGCAAGAGGCTAACAATCTCTAGCAGGAGTTCTTTTCCGTCCTCTACGTTAAAATCTAATAAGAAAGAGTCGTATACTACTAGGCTTATAAAACTCTTCTTCCCTTCTAATATAGCTTGAAGTTTTGTCAGTAATTCTACGTTTGTTTTAGTTTCTAAATTTTGTATAAAGTAATTAAATAGTTTGAGTAAGTATATGTCTTCGGATACTTGTAAGGTTCGTCCAGTCGGTAATTGAACTCCTTTCCCGTACTGGTATGTATTCCAAAGATCATCAAGGTAGGTGCTTAGAGCTTTGTAGAAAGGAATCTCTCTATACTCTTCTTTAATGCCTCCGTATATGTTTTGGAAGGTTATTTGCTTAGCTTCCTTATATTCTTCTTCTGTGATAGTATCTCTGTTAAAGTACTGTTTTGCAAAATATGTATGAATCGATTGATCTTCTGGTAATTCGAAGTTAATCAAATTAGCAATAAGTCTTACGTGGTATGCATCAAAATCAAACTCGACAAAGTAATGGTTCTGAGGTATGAAGCATTTTCTAGAGTGGTTTTCTTTATTTAGGGCTAGAAAGTTAATACCGTTGAATGCATTTGTAGGTCTCGCAGTTACATTGTACAGGTTATAGTTTGTATATATTATCTGATCTTCGTAAGAATCTGTTATACTGTGCGGAGTAAAAAATTCTCCAAAGCATTGAGTATCTATTTTAAGTCCTGCTTCTTCTACCTTTTTATAAACTTTTTCGTATTGAGAATAAAATTCTAGATCTAAACGAAAAGTCTTAATACAGGTCTCAACTTTAATATAAAGCTCTTCCCAGTATTCGTAGAGTTTCGATATCGGTATAACTCTGTTTATATCTTTGTAAACACCGGTGTATCGTTGATAGTAGATGTTTATAAGGGGTGAATCTCCCCTATTCTCCATAGGTTTCTCCCCTCTTTCTAAAAAACAATAATTGAGGTCTATTAAAGAAAGATCTAAGTAATATGAATGGTATTTACTGTTTAAACAGTATATCTTACTAGCTTTCGATAGTACCTTAACTACTTCGAGTATATTAAGTGAAAAGCCTTCCGAATGATCTAGAACTACAATATATCCTTTGTTTTCCGATACGGGACGTATGTAAAGTAGAGAAGGTTTTGCTAGACGGGGATGCTGATTATCGTTATTAGAGATTAGATTTATGAAGCATGAATCTAGCTTCTCTCCTAACTTTTCTAACTGTTCTTGAGTTTCTACTATGTAGTGCATTAACCTTTATTTACAATAAAAATATAGAAGTTATTTCTACTTATCAACTTTTACTTGGTACCGCAAACTTGCTATACTCTTCACCGATATAAGTCTTTAATCCAGGAAAAGTTTTATCTTTAGTCTCCACAAGTCTTTTATTCGTATCTACGATACCAGCAACAGGGTATTGCTTATTTACTCTATCGTCCTTTAGAGGTCCTGTTAGCTTCCAAAATAAGTCTATAACTTGATAAAGATAATCTTGTAGTCTAGACTTTCTATTCCTCATAGTATCATAATTCTCTTTTGAAATCTCTATAATGTTAGAAGATTCATTTACTTTTTTTGCAAAGTACCTTAAAAAATAACCTCGTTCATAATCCTCCTGGGTGGGTTGTGGGTAGTAGGGAGTCAACTCTCTTAAGACAACTCCATAAGCGTCTGTATCAGGCTCTCCTTGTGCGAGAGAAACATTTTTAATTTGTTCGTAGCTCAATACAGCGTCTAGGTCAAACTTACCAGTGCTAACTGATAAATTAGAGGCGGTTTCTATCGGTGTAAGTTTTACATTAGCGTTACTATCAAAAGGATCTGATCCTGTAAAAAATTTTCCATCAAAAGTCTTATAATAAGAACCTCTGTATTCTTCTCCTTTTATTGTAAATTCACCTCCGGTTGTTACCTGGTTTGTTATTATTCTGTTTTTAGGATAATATCTAATCATACTACATTTAGTTTTAACCAGTCCAGTTTATAGAAGGTAGAGTATCTTTTTTTCCACTTGCTGCAATAACATCTAGTTCTGATAGCATATCCAGTAAATTGCTTTGAGGCATCGTATCTATCTTTCTGCTAGGGTCTTGTCCTGTACCGTGTGTTACAACACAAGGTTTAGGCGCTGTTCGTAAACCTTTATCTGGGAATAATATATCATAGCCGGGATTAAATTTGAATCCAGGAGCTAAGATACCGTCCTTGATAAAGGTTAGTAGTAGATTAGCTAATGCTGATATTTGAACGCTTGTTAGAGATTGCCATAAGTTATGTCCTCGATAAACCGGATAAGAGAGATGACACTCATCGTAAGGTATGGCTCGCTCGCCGCTATAATTTAATATTTGACCGCTAGAAGTACACAGCAAGGCAGGACCGTAAGATTCCATTTCAATTCCTATACTATTAGCATTCATACTAGGAGATGCACCCCAAGTCGGATCACCGTAGTGGTTAGATTTCCATTTTTTAAATCCTCTAAATCCAGCTATCTTTCCTGTTCGTCCGATAGTAAAATCAGCACTGGCAGGGTTTACATCTACGGATCTATTCCAGGTGTTTTGATAGTGTGTTAGCGGATTGTCGTAACTCGATACCGTGTAGTGTATGGTTACATATTTAAAGATGCCGCTGGCATTACCTTTTGCTGCTCTGGTCCAAGTCTTTCCATCGGTAATAGATGCCATTTGGAAAGCAAAAGGTTGATTATTATAGTCTGATGCTTTTTCTTTACAGTTGAGTACGGCTTGAACTGGAACTCCTTGAGCAGCTGTTCTTAGAGGAAAAGTTTTCTTTACATCAGCCCATTTCTTAACACCGATTTTTCCACGTTCTGCTGCGGGAACATACTTATTAATATCCTCCAGGGTTGCAATTTTAAGAGCTTTGCCGGAACATTTAGCTGCTTTCTTTGTTGTACTGTAAGTCGGCGTACCTACTACTTCTTGCTTTTCAGGTGGTTTGTAAGCTCCTTTCTTTATAGACTGGTTTAAGACAGATGCTGCTACCTTAACATTTTTAGGTAGATTAATCATAGATCCCTTTATGGTAGTATTCCATGCGTTATTAGAAATATCATGTGTTATTCCGGATACAATAAATCCTACTTTAGGGAGTCCGTTAGTTTTGTACTTTGAAGGAAGTCTATCTCCTGGAATGCAAAATCCTTCATACAGCACCAGGTTACTTATTCCTGCCATAGTCAAGTTGATTGATATCGGCATAATACCGTTAGCACTTACTCCCATAGTCGCTCCTCCTGCTTCACCGGGGTTCGATTTAAGAAGAGTTGCAGCAGTAATGTAGTAGTTCTTAGCAGCGTCCAGATTTTGAATTTTAACCTCTCTAGGAGCTGCTAAGGAGTTAGCAGAGTAGAATCGAAACATAAACTCATTAAAGCTTTGAGCTTCTTGTAGCACTCCAGCATTATCTACCGGTTGAACCGGCCCTGATTTTTGCTCGGTTTTTTGACCGGCATCAGTAGTTTTATTTTTCATAAGTCTGTCTACTACACCGGCATTAAACTCGGCAAAAGTAGAACCGTCTTTATTAAGGGTTGATACCTGATTGCCGGGGTCCATTGCTGTGATTGCAAGCATAGATCCTAGCTTGGTGCTAAATTCAGTATTAAGGGAGAAGCTCTTAGCAACCGAAGGTAGTCCTGTAACAGGTATTCCTTGGTATATACTCGACTCTTTACCTTTTGGGTTTGCATCTAATATCTGGTCGTCGTATATTGTAAGAGTATTGCTGTCGTCGTCATATCCTACTCTAAATTCATTAACATTACCTAAACTTTTTTGTACATCTGTTAGAATTTGCTCTAAAAAAGCTGCTAGAGTAACGTTAAAATTTCTATCACTATCTGTAAAATTTCTTATAACTCCTAGAAGGTAATCTACATTCAAATAGATCTCCATTATTCTTCCTTCGGTATCACTTGCTTTATACTTGCAGTTTTTTAAAAAAGAAGAACCGAAAGGACTTCCCGTTGGTGAAAAGAGCTCTGCTGTGTTTACAGCTGTATTAGGTACACTACCTGGGCTTACTTTGTTAATTGTGAAAAGCTTTCCGTAATCAGCATCTGATGCATCTAAGGGTACTATGCAGACTGTAGGATCGGCAGAAAACTGGTGATTAGTTCTATAACAGAGGTTATTGTTAGGATTAAAGTTTAAGTAGATTAAGGGTTTTTTCTGATTAGCGCTTTTGTTAAACTCGTAAATCATGGCCGAGTTATGTATGTAGGCTAATAGCAATCCTAGTTTGATATAGCAGTAGAGAGATTGAGAGGTGGTTGCTTCATCTCCGGTATCTCCAGATACTGAACTGAAAGGTACTAGTAGAACGCTATCTAATCCAGCAAGAGCGTTTCCGCCTGTTGATTTTCCTGTTAGTAAATATTCAGGGTCGTTTCCGTTTTGAAAAGCACTCACTACCTCGGGTGCTGCTGTCGAACCACCAGACCATAGTCCTAACCCTGGTGCAAAGTAAGTAGTCGCAATATCCGGAATTGTTGTCTCCACAGGGGTGGGGTCAGCAGCCGTTAACGTAGTTGTTGCGATAGGTTCAGAAAGAGATCCGGTAGATCCAAATCTTAGTTTCATATCTACTAAGAATCCTTCTAGAGCAGAAGCCGGTGCAGATCTACCATCTAATAAAGCTTGGTATTGGGATACTGCATCAGCAGCCTCTCCGTTACCGGCTGAAGGAGCTCCTTCTCCGCCGCTATTTGATCCGGCGTTTGCACTTGCTAGTAGTTGTTTTCCAATTTTTGAATCAGGGAAAGAAGATATGTTATTTATCTTCAAAGAATCTGTAACGCTACCTATACCTGTTAATTTTAAAGTACAGTCGTAACTACCATCCGGACCAACACTCCAGTTGAAGTTAGTTACTGTTCCTAACATACCGTCGTAGTTGCCGTCTGTCTTTCTTCTAATCTGGTAAATCTTTCTTAGAAGATCTTCTTTAGAAAGGTCTTCATCTTTAAAGACGTCCACCGTGATTGAATCATCTGCTGTATCGAAAGTGTCATTGTTCTTAATGTATGAACTATGTCCCCACTCTAATAAACAGGTAAATCCGGTTCTAAAAAATAAAGCATCTATAACATCTAACTGAGCTAGGTTATTGACTCTAAATTTAACATCAGCTACTTTAAGAGATCCTAGGGTACCTACTGTATTTATTGTTGCTGATGTGATGCCGGGCATAGGTCTGTATCCGAATTCATCTAAAGCTTTTACTCCTATGTTGTAGGAAGCATCCCAAGATCTCAACCTAGATCCTCCACCAGCAGTCTCAATTGCTGTACCTCCAAACAGTACCCATTTTCTAGCAAGATTTACTCCACCTTCACCGAGACTTTTTACTAAGTCGCCACCAATAACGGATGCTAGAGAAGTAAGTTTGATCCAGCAGTTATTATCGGATATAAATTCTATGTTTTTATTATCCCTAGCTTCGGTCTTAACTAGTTGTCTACTTCTAGCAAAGATCTGCCCTATAGCTTCGTTATTTATCGGAGAACCTATTAAATTTTTTGCCATACTACTTTACGTTAAGCCTATTGTACTGTCTTAAGATAGCACTTACATCAACGGGTACTCTGAGCTGTATTCCCGGTTCTGGGAATAGAGTATCACAAGGTAGGTTGTTTGCTGTAGGTATAATCCACCATAGTGTCTTATCTCCGTAGTAGTTATGTGCTAGGAGATCGTACCTATCTTGTTGAGTTGATATAAGGTAAATATCGTTATTTGTTGGCGCAATATGCGGGTAGTAATTGGTTGTATAGAGCCTCTTACCTGAATCGCTTTTTACTACTTCTATATCTTGGTATCTGCGGTTCATACTTTTACGCTTTTAACTGTTGTTGGAAAGAAAGAGGTGTTATATTAGTAGCACTTGTACTACGGCGAGGTAAGAAGTCATGTATAGGCGTAAACTGACAGCTAACATCTACTAGCTGAGGAGCTTCAAACATATCACCGTCTAGGTTAATTTCCCAAGGGTAACTGTCTGCAACTGTTATATTCATACTAGTAAGAAATCCGGGTTGTTTATAAATATAATCACCTAGAGTCAATTTAACAACTGGGCTTCTCATAAATCCGCTAGATTGGTAATCTGGATATAGTTGTGATTGTAGGAAGTTCAACTTCTGATACATGGGTTTAAGTTCTTGCTTTGATTCTGCTGCAAGCTTAAAATTAAAAGAAAGAGTTCTTGAAAATCCATTGTATACGTAAAAGTTCTCACCTCTACCTACATATCTAAACGGTGATAATTCTGCAGTATTATTATCAGAGAAAGAAGTTAAATAGGCTCTAAAGAGGACAGGTATAACAGCTCCACTGTACATTAAGGCTTCAAATCTAAACTTAATAAGATCTGCAATAGATTTTTCCGGGTCATAGTCTTGCCCGACTGGTGCTGCTGTTACTTTATCAGATCGGCCAGGTCCTGCAATACCGATTCTACTCTGAAGATTGTTAGTAGTGTAATCTACAAGCTTGTAGCCTATTTTATCTGGAGAGAAAGAACCTGCTCCACCTGCTGCTCCTTCTATCGTACTTCTAAAATCAGTTAAGTTAGCATCAGTCCATTTTTTTCCAGATGCACCTAATACCGATTGTTTGTAGAGTAAGCTATAGTTAAAAGTTTTAGCCCCGTTATTAGAGTTGTTTGGGTCGCCTGGGTTAGCACTAGAGTTAAGGGTATCGGTTTTATCTCCAGTATTTGTTTCTCTTTTTAGAATTACTTTATCACTAGGGCCGATTGGGTACTCATATATAACATTTGGATTAGAAGGATTAGTAGTTACCTTATCGTTTCCTTTTATAATTTGCTTATCGGAAAAATCAGCAGACTTGCCGATTAGTTTTCCTGCTAACACTGCTAACCTACTCTCGTTATTAACGTCTACGGTATTGTTTGTTAAAGTTTGACCGTAAGGAACAGATCCGAAAAGACCTGCTTTAGCAACTGTTACAGTTTTGTCGACATACGCTGTTGTCTGTAAAAGTTCTTTTAATGTTTTATAGGTTCCGTTTTGATACAAAGGTATCGGCGGGTTTACGTCGTATAGCGGACTTGTATCAAAATCTGGATTTCTTTTTATAATGGTTTGGCCAATACCTCTCTTTGCTCCTGGACCTCCTTCATACTTTAGTAAGGTAAATCGATCTTCTGGAATAAAAAGGTTCTTATTAGCAGTTGTGGTTTGCTTAGTAAATATTTTAGCTTTTAAAAGAGCTACAAGTCTATTGTCTGTATCAGGTTTTGCTTTATTAGAAGTCTGAGTATATTTTACGTAGCCAGGAGCGTTAGCTTGTAGATCTTCTGGTTTGGTAATAAGAATATCCTGCAGTGTTGCATTTACTCCTTGAGCATTTGCGTAGAGAGATGTTGCAGGATTGGCTTTATATAGATCAGAGTTATCTTGGTATCTCTGTATAGTAGTTGTTCCGAGACCTCTTTCAGAATTAGGGCCTCCCGGATACTGTATTAAGGTTGTTCTATCTTGAGGAATGTACAGGTTCTTATTTGTTGTTGTTTCTGCACTATACATCTTAGAGCGGAGTAAAGCTACTAATCTGTTATCGGTATTAGGTCTTTCTAGATTCGACTGTTCTGTGTATTTGAGATAACCTGCTTTAGTTGACTTTAATCCTTCTTTTGTAAGTACGTATATATCCGCCAAAGTAGTAGTCTCTCCTTCTTGATTCTTATAAAGAGAAGAAGCAGGATTTGTTCTCAGCAAATCTGAGTTATCAGCATATCTAGGGATGGTTGTTAATCCTATACCGTATACTGATCCAGGTCCGCCTGGGTATGAGAATAGTAGATTCTTGTTTGTTCTTGAAATACCTAGTCGCTGTAAATTTTCTAGATTAGAAGTACTAGATGTATCTGTTGCTCGAGTTGCTGGTAGTATTTTGGTATTTAAGAGAGTTACAAGTCTGTTATCTGCTCCTTGATTTGCTAAATTATAACTCTGTACGACTCTTTCGTAGGTTTGGGAAAAAGGGTTATAGGGCACAGTTCCATGTCTGTCTGCATGTATACCGCTACCTGCTAATCTTACTTGAGCTAAAGTGTTTAATCCACCGTTGTATACTCTTGTGTTTTCTATTAATCCAAAAAATCTAGCTGTTGTATTTCTTCCCGGGTTTAGGTTAGCTTGAGAGCCAACTTCCATTTTAGGATTAGTTAACTGTAATCCTATTTGCTTTGCTACAAAGGTATATCCTTTTGGAGAGGATTTTATAAATTTTTGAATCCTCTTAAAATCATATTCTGCAGCAGAAGGTACAATAAGTCCGTTACCGAGTCTTGTTAAACTACTACCTCTAACCGGGAAGTCTAAAGATGCTAAATTACCTGTATAGTATTGTCTAGTCTTTCCGTCTGCGTTTTCAGGGAAAGGCCATTGTATATACGGCTCATCACTACTTGCTCCAAATTGCTGGTCTCTTCCGTATTTTAAGCTCTTCTGTATAAAGTTACCGGTTCCTCCGTAGTAGTAGGGGAAGTTAGCGAGGTTATTTAATAAGTCGACTAATGGCATTTTAATATTATCTTATACGTGAGTTAGAATTTAAAACATTGCCGTAACTTGTAACGGTTGCTTTAGAAGTTGCATAGGCTAGTTTATCTGCATCCACTGTAAGTTGTTTATCTCTAATTGCAGTTAAAATAGCTGTATGCTCTTTTAGAACTTTAACCATTTCAACAATAGTATCGCGAGTATCTTTTCCTAAGAATACTTCTCCTTGGTCTACTTTTGCTACACCTGTAGTAGTTACTACGCCTCCGGTTGCTAATTTAGGTTCCTGAAGAGGAGTAGCTTCCTTGGATGGACCGGTTTTTCCTGCAGCTTTTAATTCATCTCCGTACATACCCAGTACAGCATCACCGATAGGTTTTGCTCCTACAAAGTCTGCAACCAATCCTCCTAGCCACCTACCAGCAACATCTCCTGCCATTGCACCTAAGATAGTACCTACGCCTGGGATAGGTATGAGAGATCCTAAAGCGCCTCCTCCGATTGAGCCTAACACACCTCCTAATCCTTGCATCACTCTCGCACCGACTGCTTGTGATAGTTCAGGCCCTTTTTTATCACCTGCTATCATCTCCTTAATGTCGTTATTTGCAAATACACCTTCTATTAAGGTGCTAACAATAGGTATCTTAACTAATTTTTTTAAGAAACCTCCTATATTTGTTTTTAACCATCCTCCTATAGCCCCTTTAGGGTTAGCTACAGCAGAAGCTGTTGATTTTATACTGCTCCATATTCTACTAAAGAATCCACCTCCGCCGGTTTTAGCAACATTAGAGGCAGCGGCAGCTGTTGTCTGAGTTGCGGGTGCAGCTGCTTTAGCTTGTTTTAGAGCTTCTGCAGATGTCATACCGGGGTTAGCTGCTTTTATTTGAGCGGCTGTTTTAACATTCGCTGATACCGGTTTAGCACCGGGGGTGGTTGCTGCTGCAGGTGCACTAGCTGTAGCGCCTGCGCTTGCTCCGCCACCTGCGGCTCCACTCATAGCATCTGCTACACCTCCGTATCCTAAAGCTCCTAACAGTGGTGCAGCCTTTCCACCTATCTTTCCTAAAAACTTACCAGTACCGGCAAGGAATCTACCGAACTTGCCCATTTTAGCAAGCTTTCTTCCCATCTTAAACTTACTACCGGGTTTAGAGCCGCCTAGCATATCTGCTACACCTCCTTCACCTTCACCTCCTCCTGCTCCTGCACCACCAGCACCCAGATTAGTTACTTCACTAAAAGTTGGATTACTGCGAGATGAACCTCTGGTAAAGTATTTTGCAATACCTGATAATCCTTTTAACCCTATTATGATTGCTCCTATTGAAGCAAACTTCTTAAGCACGTCTCCCAGGATTGGAATATCTCCAATCTTACCTATAAACTGTCCTACACCTTTTACTGCTAATACTATACCTCTAGTTATATCTGATACAAATTTAAAACCGTCTGCTAAAAGTTCTACAAATTGTCCCATCGGCCCTTCTACTATGGAGGCTATAACATCTTTCATTTTTTCCATAGCTTCGGCAAACCTGGTCTGAGTGTCAACTTGCATTTTTGATACCTCAAAGCTCTTACCTTGGGCGATACCTTGTTCTATTTGATCCGCTAATTGACCTTTTCCTTCTGCTCTTAGTTTCTTTATCTCATCTTTTTGTGCAGCACTTAACTTATTTAACTGAGCTTGTTTCTGTAACGAATTGGCTAACTCATCAGCAGACATGCCCATTGACTCAGCAATTGCCTGTTGTTGAATCCTATTTAATTTTTGGAAGTTGTTAATACCGCCGACTTGCTTTAACATCTCTTCAGCCGCTTCTGCTGTTTTTCCTTCAAGAGCTAAACTTCTAGCTCTACTTAACTCTAAATCACGGCCTGTTAAAACTTCTGCTTCCATTTCTGCTGCAATAGAACTCTCAAAGTCTAACAGCTTATCTGTCATATTCTTTGTTTGTTCTAGAGTTAGTCCTAGCTTTTGAGCCTGTACTACAGCTTTTGCAATTAGAGCAGGATCGTTTTTATAGAATGCAGCTAATTGCCCTTCTGTCTTAAGTACTTCTGCAAGTACTTTTTTATTGCTAAATAATCCTTTGTTTTGTTTTCCAACATTTTTTACAAGATCTTCCTGAGTAGTGTTGTACTGCATTGCGTACATCGAAAGCTTAGAAGCTTCTTCCCCGCTAAGTCCTAAGTTTCTTGTAAGTAGTATTTGTCCTTCTGTTAACTTCTCTCCAAAGATGGCTGATGTACCAAAAGCTTCGTTAAGCTGTTGTTGAGCGGCAAGGGTATTCTTTTTAGTCATATACTCCTTACCGCTATGTACTGCCATTTCTTCAGCATAGTGGTAGAGGTCTTTTGCTGCATCAGCAGATAAACCATACTGTTTACCGATATCGGCTACCTCTTTGTTGAACTCCATACCTAGATGGACTAGCTTAGTTACAAGACCGACAGCTAGTCCCATAAGTACCAGAGGATCTTTAAGGGCTGAACCAATACCTTTAAACACACCTTTAAGCCCTGCCATTGCAGTGCTCCATATGTTACCATGCTCAGCAGCATGTTCCATACTCTCTTCTATATCCTCAAAATATTTTGTATCGATACCAAACTTACCTAGAGCACCAGTTATACCGTGTATTAACTTTCCGGTTAATCCTAACTTCTTTTGAATTTCTTCTTCATGCTTTAAACGAGTCTGGCTAAGCTTTACCAGGTCATTTAAGTAGTTACCTTCTTCTTGCTTTAATTTTCCGTTCTCATCTAGAATTCCGTTAATCTCTATAAGCTGTGCTTTCTCCTGTTCTGTAAGTGCTCTAGATTTTGCTAGTTCTTGTAATTCTTTTCTCGTCGAACTTAAAACCGATGTCTGTATTTTTATTTTTTCTTGAAGGGATAATATATCTTTTCTGTTAAGTTTAGATATACCTTCTTGGTCGTATTTAAACTTATCGGCTATTCCTCCTAACGCTCTAAAAGATTTAGTTATCTCTTTACTCGCAGTGTCAACTCCGGTTATATCTTTAACTACATTCTTAAAGGTATCGCTTACTTCTGAAAATCCTCTTTTCATCCTATCTACTCTATCTTCTAAACCGGCTAGCGTTTGGTCTAGAGCAGTAGTATCTCGTTTAAGAGCGTCTAAAGTTACGCTTTTAAACTCTATATTAAGTTCACGAGCTAACTCTTTTAACCTTAAAATCTTAGCTTCTATTTGAGCTAATGATTCAGGGCTGGGAGTTTGATCGCCTGTAGGATTTGTTGCATCTACCATAGTATCTCTAAATATATTATAAATAGGGAGTACCTACTTTTTTGGAGCAGGTACTTTATAGGTAGGTTGTTTCTGAGCTATGTTTGGTTTGTAAATCTCTCTCTTATTATTAGTTGCGTCGTTTAGATCTTCTTCTCCTTTTTGCTTCTCGTACCAGTCTTTCATTTCATTAAAAGTGTATTTGCGAAGCCAAGTAGGCATTTCATATATATCTAACCAACTGTAACCTCCTTGTCCGTGAAATACTATTTCATGTATTTCTTTGAAAAGGTAGAGTCTATGCTCAGGACTTAGGCCAAAAAAATTCTGTTCCGATTGGAATCTCTACGCCCTCCTCAACGTGTGTATCAGATTCGTAGTCAAACGTAAGAAGTACTTCTGGTTGAATTTCGGTAATATGTTTTCTTAGAGCTCTTGAATCGGGTGCTAACATAACATCGACAAAGCCTCTAATTGCTTTTGGATCTCTGTCTCCATTTATCGATGTGATAATCTTTTTGAACCTGGTAGTTACTTCGCTAGATCCGTTAGGATTGACTTTTTTCATACCTTGAAGTTCTCTCTCAATATCTTTCTCATCTTTATGAGTTAGTAGTTTGAAAGTGACAATATTGCCGGTAGTAGGTAGTTTAAATTCAAACTCATTCACACCGGGAGTCTTAACTAAACTTCTATCGAGTTTCTTTTCTTTTAACTTTGTTAAGTCGACGGTGACTTTTTCTGAAGTTCCTGTAATAGGATTGTAGTAGTTAAAACTGTAATCTTTACCGTATCCTAGAATTCTTGCAGCAATCAGCAAAGCATTCTTATCTGTTATTAGTAGATCGTCAAAATTAATCTTAGTGACGATTAGAGATTGTAGTAGTTTATCTAGAACCGTGTTATTATTAATTAGATTAGCATTAGTAAGGATATCTTCCTCTTTTGCTGTCATATACTTCATTTCCAGTTTACCGCTAGATAAAGGGTTATCTTGGGGATATAAGAGTCCTTCGGACGGTAGTTCAACTGTTTCGGTCGGTAACTTAAATTCGCTCATAGATTTTTATTTAGTAACTGTATTGTATATATAAATATGCCGGAGATTGATTTTCTACTAGAAAACAGTCTTCAAGCTTCTAATAATTTTTTTATCCCATTTCTTAAGAACATTCTTGTAGAAGTAAGCTAAAGCATACGGTCCAGAATGTCCTAATTCTAAAGCAAAGCTCTTTATTTCAGCAGAGGTTAGTTCGATAAGAAGGATGTACTCGTCAAAAGTTGGATCGCCTTCTATATTATTTTTCTTATAATAGTCTCCTAAAGCTATTTCAGCAGTTAAGTCAAAGTATTTACCATTAGAAGAATTCCAAGCATGATCGAGAGGTACGTACCTGGAAGCTATTCCTTCGCAGTATTTAATGCCTGATCCGCCTGAGTACGCTGTGTAGAAAGAGTTGTCGTAGCACTGCTTAGTCTTGACTTTTAATATTTTGCTTTTTAACAAATCGTCTACGTCTTTAGCTACAGGTAGGGTTTTATAAGAAACAACTTTTATAGGTTTAGCTACTTCAGCTTTCCATTTAGCAAACTTTAATTGATCATTTTCAGCATCAAGCATTTGAGAAAGCATTGTTGCTTCTCCGTCAAGATATCGTTTTAATTGGCTTTCTAGTAACATCGTATATAAATATTAAAATAAAAAAATCTCTTGGGATTTCCAAGAGATTCTTTAAAATAATTGCTAAGGTTATCTTAGAAGTTAAGTTCGCAGTAATCCATAGCGATTGTCATTTCGATCGTAATGTACTGATCGTTAGACCAATCGTATTCACCGAAGTTAGCTGATTTAACGTATGCGCCTCTGATCACCCATTCTCCTACGATATCACCTACAGGGCCTAAGATGTTTAGAGTGACATTCTTTTTATAGAAGTCAGAATAACCATCTCTACCTGTGATTGATTCGTGAGATAGACGGATCCATTCCATTACAGTTTGGGCTCCAGAAGGGGTGATAGGGTCGTAAAGCGATAGTGCCATATCCTGCCATTCAGCTTTGCCCTTAAGTTTACGGTATACGTTGATGTGATCGAGCTTGATATCAGTAAACTGTACTTGAGGTGAAGCAGCTTTCTTGATGAGGTATGTAGGGATACCATCGATGTACATTATGAAGCGGTTCTGAACCTTGGGTTCGAAGGCCGTATACATCAACTCATTTGGATCTATTAGTGGCATATTCTATTCGTTTAATATAAATATCGGTTTAATAAATTTTCTATAACTTATTGACCAAATGTTGCTCCAGTTGGTAGAATGTTGAAGTCAAGTATAATGAATTCAGCAGTTCTAGTTGGCTGTAAGTAGATAGCACCTACTAATTGGTTTCTATCGATTACATCTGGAGTGTTGTTTGTTTCATCCATTACAATTCTGTAAGAATATAGACCCTGTCTTTGTTGTACTGAATCTAAGTAAGGAGTCATTTGATTGACGAACTTAGTTCTTGTAGCAACTGTGTTCTGCTCGAATAAGAAGTTTTCAGCAATTTGACCAATTTGTCTCTTAAGAGCAATTAATAGTCTTCTTACGTTTACTCTATCAAGAGCAGAAGGCTTAGTTTGTAAGGTCTTCTGACCATATACTACTGTACCTTGTCCAGGGAATATTGCAATTGGGTTTACTTTACCGTTGTAAAGGTTGTCTCTGTTAGACTTTGTTAATCTGTATTCAGGACCGATTACTGTTGGCAGTCCACCGCGGTTTAGACCTGCTGGTGCAAACCATTCTGCAGCAATCTTGTCGTTATATGCATACACACCGGGGATGATAGTTGAAGCAGGAACCCAACGCATTTTACCTGTCTCGTTAGATCTTACTTGAACCCAAGGCCAGTATGTAGCGGCATAGCTAGTATCGGCTACAGCTGCATTATTTACAGCGTTAGAAACACTTTGGTTTTTAGCTGTTGTGTCTAGTACTGCAATTGCATCACCTCTACCTTCGACGATTGTTATTACATCTGCTAGGGTAGTTTCTGCATTTTGAATGGCTAGACCTGGAGCATAAATTACTTCGTAGTCGTACCAGTCTTTATTTTTAAGAAGACTGAAAGCTATATCGTAGTTACCTGGAACGAGTCCTTGTATGTTTTCAGTAGCGTTTGTTGAACCTTCAGGAACACCTGTTATGTTTTCAAACAGCTTTAACGCTTTACCGCTAGTCTTTCCGCCGTATAGATCACCAGCTGAACCACTGAAAGATCCATTGTATGAACCTGAACCTATTTTAGGTATAGAGCCGGTTGCAGCTGAGTTTGCAGTTCCGTCATTGTTTAAGTATCCGGGCTGTGCATTAACGTAAGATACTCTCACGAAACGGCTCTTGTTAGCGTAAGATCCTGTAGAGAGTAACTGCCAATCGCCGTTCTCATCTTGAACAGGATACCAAGACATATTACCGATTTGGTATTCTATATAATTAGGTGTATTTGGATCTAAGCTTAAGTTAGACCAAGTCTCTAATACTGTTTTTTGTTTCTGGTAGTCATCACCTCTTCTGATCACAAGAGTGAAAAGTCCGTTCTCTTTATCTGAGTATGATACTTCCCATCTGATATTATTCAATGAACCAGAAGGTAAATACCCCTCTGCTAGGCTTGCTGTTGCACCTTGGTAGTTGCTTTGGTCAACACCTAAAGCGAGTGTTTCTAATATAAAAGAAACAACTCCAGAGCTTGTAGCTGGTACAGAAGCAGTTGCAGGTAGGTAACCTCCGTTAGGTATAGTTGCAATTGATCCTGAAACAACTCTTGTTACAATCATAGTCTCACCTCCTTGTTGGAAGTAGTTATAAACTGCTAAAGAGGTTAGATATTCTTCGGTAGAGCTACCGGTTACAAATATAGATCCAAACTTGCTTGTAAAATCAGAATAAGAAGTTACTACAGTAGGGTAGTTAACCGGCCCTTTAACGGTAGGACCTACTAACGCGGCACCTGCTACTACAGGTCCTTGTGCTATTTGGGATAGGTCGTTTTCGTTTAGAAATACGCCGGGTGAGATTATTGCTTCTGCCATAGTTTTTTAGATTAGTTAATTTCTAATAATAAATAGTACACTTTTTTCGTAAAAAGTTATTCCTAAAATATTTATTATGTTATTTTAGTTGCGGTTCCATCTTCGATATTTACAGAAACTGGTCCGTATTTCTTTACTAGACTTTCTGAAGCAGATTCTTCCTCGATCATTAATTCTTGTAATTCTCCAAGGTAAGCTTGTTCTACTAAATTTAATCTAGCTTTTTGTACGGCGATTTCACCTAGATTCGCGACTAATTTTTCTGTTCTTTCTTTGATCTTTACTAGTTGATCAATTTCTTCTTGTAACAAGTTAATTTTCATAAACGTTTATATTTTTAAGATACTTGAGTTAGAGTTGCTATAATAGACGGCACTCCGGGTATATTCCCGTTTGCAGCAAGGTAAGCATAGGTTGTATTTGCACTGTTACTCTGATATGCTATTTCTAAATAATCTCCAGCATTCAAAGAGTCTACAAAGTTCCATGCTGCAACGAGGCGATGATTCGAAGGCACAGTTACTACTGTAGCACTATTAGGTATATTAGATCCGTTCTTCTTAAACCAGATATAGACATCAGCAGAGCCTGCTCCTTGAACAATTTGAGCTGAGAATTGAAGATTAAAGACGCCGGTATCAGCTACTTGTATCCTCGTCGGTAACCCCATCTCATTATTTTCAATAGTAACTTCGTTACTGTAGTCTGTTGTATGATATTGAAAAGATCCAGACTGGTTAATTGAGCCGGACTGAGTTGTTAGATCGCTAAAAGCTCCGAAGTGTTTGCCTTGGAGACTGGAGCTTATGCTAGTTCCGTTTATGTAGAGTTGGTTGTTTCCTTCTACGTAAACACTACCGGTTATATGCAACGAACCAGTCATTTCGTGACGGTTATTTGCATCTAGGTGCAACTTCTTATTTGCTATTGAATCAAATCCTCCTGCAAAGAACATTATAGGCATGTCAGAAGATGCATTACCTATGTGAAGATGTTCCCCTGTAGAATATATGTAAGCATCATTAGGACCCCCTACCACGTTTGGAATATTATAAGTACTACTATTAATACCCATGTCAATATAGTACTCTGTTTCGCTTCCTATATCGTTTGTAGCAACTATATCACTAGAAGCTACTACACTATCAGATAAATTTTGGATATTAATTTGAGAATAAGTAGCTACATTGCTTTCGGCTTGTATTATATTATAACTAGCGTTGTTAGCAGGTAATACTCTTAGAGCAGGAACTGCAGTACTAACTTCAGAAGCAGTAGTACTTGTGTTAATACCTACTACTCCTTCAGGATGTATATACACTTTAGCATTAGCTTCGGTATCAAACCCTCCATTAAATATTATGACTGATTTATTAGGGGCAGCGTTACCTATTAGTAGATTACTTCCTGTTACGTAAAGGTATCCATCGTTAGGACCTCCTACTACTCCAGAAGCACTATCAAAAGTACTACTGTTAATGCCCATATTTATGTAGTTACCTTCTTCGGTAGCTTCGTCATTTGCTGCAACTACATCGGCTGATGCGGTAGATCCACTGCTGTGGTTACATATTAGATTCTGCACATATCCGTCTACTTCTGCTAAAGAAGTTATTATATTATAAGAACCGGTATTGAGTTGTTGTACAATTAAAGCTTCAGGAGCAGCTGCTCCATGAGATGCAGATGTGTTTATTCCAATATAGTACCAATTCTCGCCGTCTACGATACTGGCTGTTTGCCAGATTGCGCTGTTAACTAGTGTAAATGTTTCATCTAGGTAGGGAATATGGTAAGGGTCTGCATCAATTCTAGGTATGTTAGAAGCTGTTACGTCTCCGAAAAATTGAATTGAACCGTAGACTGTGTGACCTGAACCGGTCACTTCTAGTGCGCCGGAAAGTATTAGATCACCGCTAGAGCTAATCTTCATCTTAACTCTATCCTGTACATTAAAGCCGCCAACGAAGAAGTTTAAACTTCCGGTTGCACCTTCTCTAGCATTGCCTATATAGAATTCGTTTGCAAGAGAGTATAAGTAAGCATCACCGGCATTACCTATTCCTCCTTCTACAGAGTATCCCGAGTTATTAATACCGAGATCGACGTACATATCCGATTC